CCGGTCACGGCGTCACCTCCGGCGCCGTCTCCCCCGCCCACCCGGCCGGCGTCGTCACCCGCTGGGGGTGGTCGGGCGGCAGGTGGTGGGCGAGCACCCGCACGTTCGACACCAGCGGCTCGCCGGTCATCCAGGGGAGTCCTCGCCACCGGATCAGATCCGGGGGCGGGTTGGCCGGCGAGTACCGCACCACCGTCAGCCCGGCCACCCGCACCGTCACCCCGCCTTCGAGGTACACCTTCAGCGGGACGGCCGCCGCCGGGTGGTAGGCCAGCCGCACGTGCCGCAGCTCGACCAGCCCGGTGTCCCGCGTCACCTTCACGAACACCGCCGGCCGGGCCGGGTCCGGGCGGGCGGCGTCGAACCGCACGTGCCCGATCTCGTAAGCCCCGCCCGGCTGTTCGGTGTGCAGCAGCTGGGTGCAGTCCTCGCAGTTCACCCCGGAAATCCGGGTGCTGCCGCCGAACTCCCCGGCCAGCAGCAGGCAGCGGGCGACCCGGCTGAAGTTGAGCACCGCCCCGCTCCACCCGCCGACCAGGTTACGCACCCCGCCGGGCGAGTCGTGGACGGTCACGCTGCTCAGGTTCACCCAGTGGGCCTGCGACCGCTCGACGCTGACGCCCCACTCGGTGCAGCGGTAGAACTGACAGTCCTCGACGGTGTGAAAGTCGTTGTTCTGGTCCGGCTCGCGGTCGTCCCGCCGGTGCGAGTGGTCCGTGACCCCGAACCGCGGGCGGCGGGCCGGGTCGGCGTGGTCGCCCTCGACGAACAGCCGGGAGACGCGGTTGCCGGTGCTCACCCGCTCCGTCTTCACCGCCGTCCGCACCACCACCCCGGCTAGGGCCGGGGCGCGGAAGCGGATGTCGAAGTCGCTCACCTCGCACGCCCGGCAGCCGGCCAGCTCGACCGCCGGGCGGTCCGGCGGGCCGTCCCACACCAGCACGCTCTGCCCGCGGCCCTTGCCGCGGATGGACTTCGACCACACCCCCTCCAGCCGCAGGGTGTCGCGGAGGACCACCTCGCCGTAGGGGAGGACGTAGTGCCCGTGCGTCCGAGTCACCCGCGCCATCGGCCGCCTCTCACGGGGTGTACAGGGGGACGCGGTAGGCGGTCCCGCCGAGGAATACCGTCAGCCAGGCGTCCGGGGTGGTAGTGTCGGCCGGGGCGGGGTCGGCGGCGTCGAACCGCAGCCGGCCGGCGGGGGTGATGCCCATCAGCCGCGCCCCGCCGGTCCCGCTCGCCGCGTCACTCTGCACCTCGAACACGTCCTGGGTCTGCCCGGCCAGCCGGCGGACCACCAGCCCCTTCTCCCCGGCCGACCGGGGGAGGACGCTGGCGGTGGCGGCGGTGTCGCCGGGGCCGGAGAACACGCTCACCCCGGCCGGCAGGAACACCCACCGGCCGGCGTCCAGGATGGCCCCGAACACCCCGTTGTTCACCTTGAAAAAGAATTTGCCGTCGGCGGTCGGGGCGTTGAGCGCCACCTCCTGCGTCGCCCCCTGACACTTGATCAGCAGCACGCTGTTCGCGAACCCGGGCGTCACCAGCCCGTCCCCCACCCACAGCTGGAGGTAGCTGCGGTCGGCGGCCAGGGTGCCGACCAGGAACCGGGAGGCGGACTGGTTGCTGTTGCCGAACAGCCCGCCGTGGGCGTTCGTGCCGGCGAGGACGGTGCCGTCGGACAGCTGCACCTGGGCCGGGTCGGCGGTCTGGCCGGGGGCCATGCGGACGGTGTGGGGCACCGCCCCGGTGGCGGTGGCGTACACGGTGACGGCGGTGCCGGCGAGCGGCACGCCCGGCCCGCCCCGGCCGACCTCCGTCCAGTTGGCCCCGTCCCACCGCAGCTCCAGCTCGTCCCCGGCGGCGAAGGTGGCGTTGGCCGCCCCGCTCAGCCGCAGGTTGCCGGCCCCGTGCTGGAGTTCGCGGGCGGTGGTGAACCGCACCCGCACCGTCTGGTCCTTGTGCCCGGCGGTGAGGGCGGTCACCGCCCCGCCGCCCGCCCCGAGCGGCACCGCCGCGTACCCCTGGAGGGGGAACAGGTCGGGGGAGGTGACGTCGGCGGCCTGCGGGGCGAGGGCGTCCCCGCCGAGGACCGGCCGCACGAACTCCACGTTCGCCAGGCTCGCCCCGGCCACGTTGCACCGCTTCGGCACCGCACACCCGGCGAAGTCGAAGTCCAGCCGGGAGCCGGCCGGCACCGCCGCCCCGGTCGGCACGAGCAGGCCGAACGCGTACCCGGTCGCCCGGCAGCCGGCCGCCCGGATGACGGCCGAGTTGGCGTGCGGGGTGGACCGGGTGTCCCAGTAGATGGCGGCGGCGGCCGGGTCGCCGGCCTCCATCGACACCGCGGTCAGGACGAGCGTCCCCCGCGCCCCGTCCCCCACCTGGATGCCGTTGCACCCGGTCGTGCGGACGTTCTCCAGTTCGAACACCGAGGCGGCGCCGTTCCCGCTGGACAGGCCGACCAGGGCGGCGGTGGAGAACCCGGCGCCGCCGACGCACAGCCCGTTCGCCACCTTGCACGCCCCGCTCACCAGCGGCCCCTCGAAGTAGCCGGCGACGATGCGGTCGAGGACGAAGCCGCTGACCAGGCAGTCCTCGGTCTGCAGGCCGGCGTCGGTCGGGGCCTTGAAGCTGAACCCGTTCCCCACCCGCGACCCGACCACGTTCGTGAACGTCAGCCGCTTGGACCCGTACAGGTCGAGGACGCTGCTGGACGTGGCGACGGTGGTGCCGCCGCCGTGGACGACGATGCCCGTGCCGCCGCCGCCCCGGCACAGGGCCGGCTCCAGGAAGTCGCCGTAGGTGAAGGCGTCCTCCCCCACCAGGGTGAGGTTCTCCACCCACAGCCCGTCCACGCACGACACCACCGGCCCCTCGCCGAACCGCTCGCACACCACGTCCTTGAGCGCGAACCGGCCGTTCGCCCCGTAGGTGGTGGACAGGGCGTTCTCCACCGACCAGTTGACGGGGTGGCACTTGAAGTTGACGATGCGGAGGCCCTGCACCGTCCAGTTCTTCGTCGCCCCGGCGACGGTCGACCAGTTCTTGATGCCGTCGTGCAGGACCGAACTCTGGGCGACGGCCGACTGCGGGGCGGTGAACCCCGGCTGGCCGGCCTCGTTCCCGTCGAGGGTGCCGCCCAGCCCGTGCGGCCAGCCGACGAACCCGCCGCCGGGGTGGTTGCGGACCAGGAACACGTTGGTGTGCTTGCCGTCGGTCAGCTGGCCGTTGGCCATGCGGACCGTGCAGCCGGGCGGCACGAGGAGGGTGCAGTAGTCGGCGGTGGTGGGCGGCTTGAGGCAGTAGTACACCGCGTCCCCGTCGTGGGTGACGGTGAGCGGCCAGGTGCCGGCCGGCAGCTCCAGCGCCTCGCCGGCGGCGACGGCGGCGGCCAGGGCGGCCTGGACGGCGGTGCGGTTGGCGGTGCCGTCGGTCGGGGACAGGGCGGCCGCCGGCAGCCGGCGGACGGCGGCCACGCCCAGGTGGACGCGGGCGGTCGGCGGGCTGGGCAGGTCGGACAGGTTGTTCGCCGGCTGGAGGCCGCCCCCCCCGCCCCCGCCGCCCCCGCCGGCCAGGTACGGCAGGGCGGCCCACGGGGTCACCCCGTCCCCGATCTTCACCCGCTCGGTGTCCTCCTCGAACGCGATCGCCCCGGCCGGCAGGACCGAGTTCGCCGACGCCCAGTCGGCGGCGGTGGCGGTGAGCGGCTGGTACGGGGGCGGCATCCGGGGGTCCCACCGAGGGGGCGAGGGTCGGCTACAACCGTAGCCCCGGAACCGGCCCCGCGCAACGGGGCCGCGGGATTGCGCGGGGCCGGTTCCGGTGCTACGGTTGTAGCCGACCCGACCCGGAGCGACCGTGGGCACCCGAGGGCCGTTGCCGACCCCGCACGCGGTGCGGAACCAGTACCGCCACCCGCGGCCGGACGCCCGCCCGCGGCCGGCCCCGGCCCCGCCGCCCCCACCCGACCACTTCGCCGGGCTGCCCGAGCTGGCCGTCTGGCAGCGGGTGTGCGACACCCTGGCGGACATGGGCCTGCTGACGGCGGCGGACTGGGCGGCGGTGGAGCGGTACTGCGTGGACCTGGTGCTGTGGCGGGCGTGCGTGGCGTTCCTGCGTAAGAGCGGGGCGACGTACACCCTGCGGTCGGCGAACCCGGCCGTCCCGCACCTGGGGGAGATCCCGAACACCCGCCCGGTGATGTACGCGACGGCCCGCGCCCGCCACCCGGAGTGGGCGATCAAGGCCGACCTGGAGCGGGCCATGCGGGCGTTCGAGACGAGCTTCGGCCTGTCGCCGGGGGCGCGGACCCGGCTGTCCGCCCCGGCCCCCGGCCCGGCCCTGGCGGACGCCGACGAACCGGCGGTCCGGGCGAGGGTGCGGGGATGACCGTCTGGACAGACGCGAGGGACGCGATGGCTTGTACCGAGGTGACGGTCGTCGTGCGGGTCCGCCGCGGCTGGCGGTTCCGGCTCGGCCTGTGGCTGGTGGCGTCCGGGTTCCGGCTGATGGGCGTCGGGACGGTGACCGTCGCCCCGGAGGGGAGCGGATGACGACGGGCGAGCGGCGGCTGGTTCAGGTGCGGGTGAGCGACGCGGTGATGGCGTGGTTCTTCGCCCCGTCGCCCGGCGGGGTGGAGTGCGTCCACGGCATCCCCGGCGACGCCGTGCTGGTCCACCTCGGCCGTGACCCCCTCACCGGCGAGGTGACGCTGCTGTTCGCCCACCCGACGTTCGACCCGGTGCCGGCGGGCGATCGGGTGCCGGAGCGGCAGGTGCGGTTCGCGCGGCGCGACGCCCCCCTGCCCCGCCCGGCGTACCCGCGGGGCGTCGCCGTATGACCGCCCCCCCGGACGGCCCGGCCCGGCGGGAGCGGCGGCTGTCGCTCGCCGAGGTGGACCGCGACACCCGGACCTGGGTCCGCAACGCCGCCGACGAGCTGGCGGCGCGGGACGGGTGCCGGTTCGACGAGGCCCGCGGGCGGTTCACCGTCGAGTGGATCGAGGACTACTGCACCCTGTACGAGGGGGACTCGGCCGGGCAGCCGATGACCCTGCACGACTGGCAGCTGGACTGCACGCTGCGGATGTTCGGGTGGGTGCGGTGGAGCGACAAGTGGGGGCGGCTGATCCGCCGGTTCCGCGAGGCGGACATCTACATCTGCAAGAAGAACGGCAAGTCCCCGACGCTGGCGGCGTGGGGGCTGTACCTGCTGTGCGGGGACGGGGAGCCGGGGCAGAAGGTGTTCCTGGCGGCGAAGGACGGGAAGCAGGCGCGGGACATCGCCGGCCAGCACGCGATGGCGATGGTCGAGCAGTCCCCGCTCCTGGACTTCAAACAGGGCGGGTGCTGCAAGATCAACCTGAACGAGGCGAGCATCACCCACCGGCCCACCCGGTCGGTGATGGCCCCGCTGTCCAGCAGCACCGAGCGGACGCAGGAGTCGAAGGAGGGGCTGAACGGGTGCGTGCTGGTGGACGAGACGCACGTGGTGGACCGGGCGTTCGTCCACCGCATCAGCCGCGCCCACCTGAGCCGCAGCGAGCCGTTCTTCATCAAGGTGAGCACGGCCGGGAACAACCCGGACAGCTACGGCAAGGACCGGTTCGACTACGCCCGGCTGGTGGAGGCGGGGAGGGCGGAGGACCAGGGGCTGTTCACCGCCCTGTTCGCCGCCCCGCAGGACGTGACCGACGCCGAGATCGACGCCGACCCGGTGAAGTACGGGCGGATGGCGAACCCGGCGTGGGGGCGGCTGATCGACCCGGAGGAGTTCGCCGAGGACTACCGCAAGAGCCGGGCGCAGGGGATCGCCGAGTTCATCCAGTTCAAGATGTACCGGCTGGACATCTGGCAGCGGGCGGCCAACCCGTGGCTGCGGATGAGCGACTGGGACGCGGGCCGGGCGGACCTGACCGAGGAGCGGCTGGCCGGGCGGAAGTGCTGGCTCGGGATGGACCTGTCGAAGACGAGCGACATGACGGCGGTGGTCGCCTGCTTCGAGGGGGACGAGCCGGAGACGTACCTGCTGGTGCCCCACTTCTGGCTGCCGGAGGCGGCGGCGCGGGCGAACGCCAAGCTGGTGCCGTTCCTCGCCTGGGCCGAGCACGGGCACCTGACGCTCACCCCCGGTGCCGTCACCGACTACGGGTACGTGCGGACCCGCATCCGCGACCTGGCGGCGACGTTCGACGTGCAGGGGCTGTACTACGACCCCACCTACGCCGCCCAGCTGACCCAGCAGGTGAGCGAGGGGGAGTACACCCCGGACGGGCGGGTGCTGGTGCCGGGGCTGGGCATCGAGCGGGTGGAGTTCCCGCAGCGGATAGTGTCCCTGGCCGGGCCGACCGCCGACTTCGAGCGGCTGGTGCTGGCCGGGCGGCTGAAGCACCCCGGCCACCCGGTGCTCGACTGGCAGGCCGGGCACGCGACGGTGTACCGGGACGCGAACGGGAACAAGCGGCCGATCAAGCCGAAGCGGGACGACGTGAAGAAGATCGACGGGATCGTGGCCGCGATCATGGCCCTGGCCGGGGCGATGGCCGGCACCGGGGCCGAGCGGTCGGTTTACAACCACCAGAGGTTACGCACCCTTGGCGGCTCCGAAGACCCCCCCGACCGGCGGCCCGCCCCCCTCCCCCGCCCGCACCCGGACGGCGAAGGCGAAGGCGGCCCCGCCGCCGACCCCGAAGGCGAAGCCGGCACCGAAACCGGCGGCCCGGACGGCCCGCTCGTCGTCGCCCGCGACGAACGCCAAGACCCCGACCCGCGGGCCGAGCGGTGGCGGCGGTGGGCGGCGGGGGGCGACCTCGACGACTGAGCTGAAGCCCCGCACCGACCGCTCGGGCGGCGACCGCGGCCGCGTCACCCTCCCCGCCCAGCCGGCCGACGGCCACTTCCCCGGCCGGGTGAGCGAGGCGACGGCGCTCACCATCTCCACCTACTGGGCGTGCATCAGCACCATCGCCGACGACCTGGCGGCGGTGCCGTGGCGGGCGTTCCGCAAGACCGCCCCGACCCGCCGCGAGCTGGACGACGACGGGCGGGTGGACTGGCTGTTGGCCAAGCAGCCGAACCCGGAGCAGACGGCGTTCGCCTTCCGCCAGACCCAGCTGAGCCGGGTGCTCGGGCGGGGGAACGCCTACGCCGAGGTGGAGCGGGACGCGGCCGGGCGGCCGGTGTGGGTGTGGCCGCTGGACACCGACCGGGTGACCCCGGAGCGGCACGACGGCGAACTCGTGTACCGGGTGAGCAACTGGAGCCGCGGGGACACCTTCCTGCTGGCGAAGGACGTGCTCCACTTCCGCGGGCTGGGCGACGGGGTGGCCGGGTACAGCGTGCTGGAGGCGGCCAGCCGCACCCTGCTGTCCGCCCTCGGGCTGGACAAGTACGCGAACGAGACGGCGGACAGCAAGGCGCAGATGCAGCTGGGCGGGGTGCTGCGGACGAAGAAGAAGCTGAGCGAGGAGGCGGCGGCCCGGCTCGGCCGGGACTTCGAGAAGCGGCACCTCGGGCGGCGGGGGTCGGTGGCGGTGCTGGAAGACGAGATGGAGTTCGACCCGCACAAGTTCAGCAGCCCGCACGACGTGCAGCTCATCCAGAGCCGCCAGTTCACCGCCACCGAGATCGCCCGCATCTTCAAAATCCCGCCGCACAAGGTGGGCCTGTTGGAGAGGTCAACGAATTCCAACATTGAAAAACAGGCCATCGAGTACGTGATCGGCTGCCTGGTGCCGTGGGCGGTGCGGCTGGAGCAGGAGGCGGACGTGAAGCTGGTCGGCCCGCTGGCCATGGCCCGGCGGTACACCAAGCACAACCTGGCCGAACTCATGCGGGGGGACTCGGCGGCCCGCGCCGAGTTGGTGGACAAGCTGATCCGCAACGGGGTGCTGTCCGCGAACGACGTGCGGGCGATGGACGACCTGAACCCGGTGCCGTTCGGGGACACCTACTTCGTCCCCGCCCAGTGGAACACCCTGGAGCGGGCGGCGAAGGGCGAGCCGGTGGCGCCCGGCGAGGGGCCGAAGCCGGGCGACCCGCAGTACCGGCCGGGGGAGAAGTCCCCGCCGGTCGAGCGGGAGAGGCCGGCGGACGCCATGTCCGCCCTCGCCCCGGTGGTCGGGGACGCCGCCGCCCGCATCGTCCGCCGGGAGGCGCACCGGCTGGGGTACGCGGCGGCCGAGTACAAGCCGGGCACCCCGCGGTTCGCCGAGTGGCTGGCCGGGTTCCGGGACGACCACCGGGAGTACGTCCGCAAGGCCCTCCGCCCGCTCGCCGACGCCGCCCGCCTGGACCCGGCGGTGGCCGACGTGCTGCTCGCCGCCGAGGCCGCCCGCGCTTGGGCCGAGTTCGAGCCGCACGCCGCCGCCCCGCCCGCCGCCCCGGCGGACGAGACGGCCAGCCGCTGGGCGGACGAGCGGGGGAAGCCGCTGGCCGCCCGCCTCGCCCGCGCCCTGCACGCCGCCGCCGCCCTGTACCCCGCCACCGCCTGACGAGGCCCGCCATGCCCAAGCCCATGCCCGCCACCCCGACCCGCCGCCGCGGCCTGCTGAGCGGGCTGTTCGGGGCGTCGCTCGACCCGGCGAACGGCCACCCCCGCACCGAGCCGCTGTCCGCCGGCCGGCGGGTCGGGGTGGACAAGGGGGTGGAGGTGATCTTCGGGTACGTGGTGGCCGAGGAGGGGGTGTTCAAGAGCGAGGGGCGGGGCCAGTTCACCCGCGACTCGCTGCGGACCATCCTCGACTGCCACCGCCGGGACGGCGGGGCGAAGGGGCTGAAGGTGCGGTACACCCACCCGTCGCTGAGCGAGGACGGGCTGGGCAAGTACCTGGGCCGCAGCCGGGCCGCCTGGCTGGACGCGGCCGGCGAGGTGTGGAAGGTGCGGGCCGACCTGCACGTGTCGCCCAGCTCGCACGACACCCCGAACGGCGACCTGGGCGGGTACGTGCTGGCGCTGGCCGCCGAGGACCCGGCGGCCCTGTCCAGCTCGTTCGTCCTCGACCCCGAGATCAAGTACGTGCTGAACGAGGACGGCACCCGCAAGGCCGGGCCGGACGGCGAGCCGCTGCCGCCCATCTGGTACTGCACGAAGCTGTACGCCAGCGACATCGTGGACACCGGCGACGCGGTGAACGACCTGCTGTCCGCCCACTCCCTGTCCCCGGACGGGCTGCCCGGCGGGCTGCAGCGGCGGCTGTGGAAGCAGCTGGACGACCTGTTCCGGGACGCCGGCCCGGACGTGATCCGGGCGCGGGCGGACGAGTTCCTGGCCCGGTACCTCGCGCACCGCGGCGGCGGCCCGGCCGGCGGCGGCCGCAAGACCGAGCCGGCCCCGCCCGTCGCCCCCCCCGCCCCGCCGCCCGGCCGGCCGGCGGACGAGAAGCTGCTCAAGTTCAAGCAGCGGTACGCCAACGACCTGACCCGGGTGCGGGAGGTGACCGAGCGGCTGGCCAAACTCGGACTTGCGCCCGCCCCGAACCGGCGCTAAAGGAGTGACTGACGCACCCCGCTGGGACCGGGCGGCCTGCCAACCGGCCCCAGCCCCCGACACCTCCGCTCGCGGCCTGCCAAGAGCGCGGATGTCCGACCCCCGGAGACGGTCTCCGGCGGCCCGACCCCCGCGCCCCCACCGACGGCAGGCCCATGAACGACCGCCTCATCCGCCTCCAGGCCGACCTGCAGGGCACCCAGAACGCCATCGACGTCATCCTCGCCAAGCCGGAGCAGGAGGACCGCCTGTCCACCGAGGAGGAGATCGAGCAGGTGGAGGCCCTGCGGAAGCAGTTCTCGAACATCACCCGCGAGATCGAGAACCTGGAGCAGAAGCTGAACCAGGACCGCATCCTGGCCGCCTCCGCCGGCCGCAAGACGGAGCCGACCCCGCTCAAGGGGGACGACAAGCCGGCCCTCAAGCCGCCGGCGAAGGCGGGCGCGCTGCCGGCGGTGGCCGCCGACACCGGCAAGTGCGGGTTCGCCAACGTGGGCGAGTTCGCGCTGAGCGTGCGGGCGCACTTCGTCGGCGCCGGGTTCGACCCGAAGTTGAAGGCCCTCACCGCCAACGAGTCGGTCGGGTCGGACGGCGGGTTCCTCGTCCCCCCGGACTTCCGCAAGGAGATCATGGACCGGGTGTTCGCCGACGACAGCCTGGCGTCCATGTGCGACCAGAACCCGGTGAGCGGGAACGCCCTCAAGCAGGTGGTGGACGAGAGCCTGCCGTGGGACACCTCGCCGGGCACCGGCGGGGTGAAGGCGTACTGGGTGGACGAGCGGGACCCGATCTCCGACAGCCGCCCGGTGCTGCGGGACTTCGAGGCCAAGCTGAACAAGCTGGGCGCGCTGGTGAACGTCACCGAGGAGGTGCTGGAGGACGCCTCCAGCATGAACAACCACATCCGCAAGAAGGCGCCGGAGGCGATGCGGTACCTGCTGAACGAGGCCATCCTGTTCGGCACCGGGGCGGGCACCCCGAACGGGGTGGTGAACAGCAACTGCCGGGTGATGGTGCCGAAGGAGGCCGGGCAGGCGGCGGACACGGTGCGGTTCGAGAACGTGTCGAAGATGCGGAACCGCATGCACCCCATCTGCCGGCGGAACGCCGTCTGGCTGATCAACCCGGACCTCGAGACGGAGCTGGAGAAGATGTTCCTGCCCACCGGCTCGACCGGGGTGGCGGTGTTCATGCCGGCCACCGGGGTGAGCCAGAGCGGGTACAGCACCCTGTACAACCGGCCGGTGGTGCCGCTGGAGAACTGCAAGGCGCTCGGGGACGAGGGGGACATCGTGTTCGCCGACCTCACCCAGTACGCGCTCATCACCAAGCAGGGCGGGGGGGTGCGGCAGGACAGCACCATCAGCCTGTACTTCGCGAACGACATCCGCTCCTTCCGGTTCATCCTGCGGGTCGGCGGGCAGCCGTGGTGGAGCAAGCCGTGGAACCGGCCGAACGGGCTGGCCCGCAGCTGCTTCGTCACCCTGGCCGAGCGCGCCTGACGCCCGCGGCCGGGCCGCCCGGCCCCCGCCCCACCCACCCCCACCCCCCGGACCCGCCATGCACGCGAACACCCGCCTCGTCGAGAAGGTCCAGCCGGTCGTCTGCTTCAGCCCGGCCGTGCCGAACAACGCCACCCCCCTGCGGGTGTCCCTGAAGAACTACCTCCGCTGCACCTTCCTGGTCCACATCCTGAACGGCGCCGCCCCGGTGCCCGGCGCCGTCACCCTGCACCAGTCGCGGACGGTCGCCGGGGCCGGGGAGAAGGCGCTCGGGTTCGCCGTCGCCCACCGCGCCCTGGACACGGCCGCCGGGGACGCGCTGGCCGAGTTCGCCGTCACCGCCAACACGTTCACCCCGGACAACACCGCCGCGAAGGGGCTGCTGTACGTGATCGACGTGCGGCCGGAGGACCTGGACGTGGCCGGCGGGTTCGACTGCGTGCGGGTCGGGCTGGCGAACGCCACCCAGGCCACCACCGCCGTCGTCGCCCTGCTCGGCCCGGCCAAGTACGGCGGGGCGCCGCTCCCGTCGGCCATCGTGGACTGACCCCCGCGGGCCGGCCCGCCGGCCCCGCACCCCCGACCGAGTGACCCATGCCGAAGACCCGAACGATCCGGTTCACCGCCGACTACGCCGTCCGCGACCACGTGGACCCGGCCCTCCGCACCCGGTACGCGAAGGGCCAAACGGTCGAGGTGGGCGAGGCGTCCGCGCAGCACTTCGTGAACCGCAACGTGGCCGAGTTCGTCGAGCGGCCGGCGAAGGCGGAGCCGGCCGACCACCCGAAGGACGAGAGGAACGCCCCGCCGCCCGACGGCGGCGGGAAGAAGTGACCGGAGGGCGGCGGTGCTCACCTCGTTCGCGTACCTGACGCCGGCGGCCGCCCCGCTGCTCACCCTGGCCGAGGCGAAGGCCCACCTGCTGGTGGACCACGCCCTGGACGACGCCCTGATCGCCGGGTGGGTGGACGCGGCCACGCGGGCGTGCGAGCGGTACGCCGGGCTGACCGCCGTGTCCCGCACCGCCCGGATGGAGTTCGAGGGGTTCCCGGCCGCCGGCGGGCCGCTGGAACTGTGGAACGGGCCGGTGTCCGCGGTCACCGCCGTCGGGCACGGCGACCCGGTGGTGCCCCTGACCGCCGGCACCGGGTACGGGGTGTGGCTGGCCCACCTGCCGCCGCTCGTCTGCCCGCCGGCCGGGGCCGAGTGGCCGGCGGCCGCCGGGCGGGTGCGGGTGGACTACACGTGCGGGTTCGGCACCCCCGCCCAGGTGCCGGACAGCTTCAAGGCGGCGGTCAAGCTGTGCCTGGCCCACCTGAACTTCCACCGCGGGGACGCGGCCAAGTTCAGCGAGGCCAAGATGCCGCCGGCGGCGCGGGGGCTGCTCGACCTGGAGCGGAGCGGGAGGTACGGGTGACATGCCGCACGCCGGGCAGCTGAAGGAGGTGCTGGCGTTCCGCGAGCCGGTGCGGGCGGCCGGGCCGTCCGGCCAGCCGCGGGTGACGTACCGGGACGTGAAGACGGTCCGCGGGCGGGTGGTGGAGGCCCGCGGGAAGACGGCCGAGGCGCACGCCCAGCAGGCGCCGACGCACACCCACCGGGTGGAGTTCCGGTCGCGGACGGTGGCGGCCCGGCACGACTGGGTGATCGGGTGGCGGGGGCAGACGCTCCAGATCGTCGCCCTCGCCCCGCTCGCCGACGCGAACACGGACCACGACGTGGCGTACTGCGTGCTGGCCGCCGCCAGTTCGCCGGGGGCGTGAGATGGCCTCGCCGCTGTCCGTCGGGTTCCGGGTGACCGGCACCGAGCAGACCGCCCGCCACCTCCGCGCCCTGGGGGTGAAGCTGGCCCGCGGGCCGGTGCGGGACGGGGTGGGGGAGGCGGTGCGGCTGGTGAACCGGGCGGCGAAGGCCGTGGTGCCGGTGGAGACGGGGGCGCTCAAGAAGGCGCTCGGGCACAAGACCGGGGCGTTCAAGAACAACCTGGGGTACTGGGGGCTGGTGGGGGCGAGGAAGGACGCGAAGGAACTCGTCACCCGCCGGCGGTTCGCGTTCTACGCCGTGCGGCGGTCGAGCTGGAGCCGCCGGCCGCGGGCGGTGGTGCCGGCCAAGTACCTGCACCTGGTGATCGGCGGCACCGCCCCGCACGCGGTGGGGGCCGGGAGCAGCCTGCGGAAGGGGATCCAGCACGGCCTCCGGCACCCCGGCGCGAAGGCGAACCCGTTCCTCCCGGCCGCCGCCCGGACGACCGAGGGGGCGGCGCGGGAGGCGGTGCTCCGCCGGCTGCGGCGGGCGGTGCGGGACCGGTACGGGGTCTGGAGGCTGTGACGTGACCGACCCGCGGCTCGGCCCCATGTTCCGGGCGTGGATCGAGGCCCGCGACCCGCGGCTGGCCGGGAGGGTGTCGCCGAAGGTCGCCCCGCCCGGCCGCCCGGACCCGTACCTGGTGTACGCCCTGTCGAACCCCGACCGGGTGACGCACCTGCGGGGGCACTCCGACTCGGCCCAGAGCGGGCTGACCGGCGGCACCCTCGAACTCCAGGTGTGGAGCCGCGACTACGAGCTGGGGGCGGCGATCGCCCACCGGCTGGCCGGGCACCCGAACGACCCCGGCGGGCTGGACGGGTTCCGCGGCGGGATGGCCCACCCGGCGGTGGCCGGGTTCCCGGCGCACGGGCTGAACCTCAGCCCGGTGCTGCTGGCCGACGCCGACGAGTACGTCGAGGTGGACGAGGCGGGCCACGAGACCGGGTGGCACTGCCAGCGCTCCGAGTACCGGTTCCACTACCAGGAAGTCCGCTAACCGAGGGGACGCCATGCCCGGCCTGGACACCAACTACTTCGTGGCCGGCTACGCGGTCCCGGCCCGCGCCACGCACAGCTTCGGCACCGCCTGCTTCACCCTCCCTTACACGCCCCCGACCCCGCCGGCCGTGGACCTCAAGACGTTCCTGGGGATGATGAAGTCGGTGTCGTACTCCAACCACCAGATCGCCAAGCTGGAGGTGAGCCACCTGTTCAGCCCCCTGAAGTACCGTGAGTTCATCCCGGGGTTCGGGGACGGGGGGCAACTACAGATGACGTTCCTGTACTCCGGCGCGGTGTACGAGTCGCTGTACAACGAGGTGCCGTACCTGCTCGACGGGAGCGGGGCGCTGATCAACCCGGAGTACAACCCGCCGGCGCACGGCCGCATCCGCATGGTCCTGGAGGACCCGTGGGGGAACACGCTGGCCGCCCGCGGGTTCATGCAGCCGCCGACGATCGAGGTGCCGGAGGACGGGGTGATCATGTGCAGCAGCACGTTCGAGATCACCGGCCCGCCGGTCTTCACCCGCGCCGTCGGCGCGCCGTAACCCCCACCGGAGACCCCGCCGTGTCCCACCCCACCGGCCCGATCCCGGCCGCCCGGTTCGTCACCGCCGCCGCCCGCCGGCCGACCATCGTCATGGTCCCGTGCAACACCATCTCGGCCGCCCTGTACGTGAAGCGGCTGGACGACCCGGACGCCCGCGCCGCCCTCGCCCCCACCCCGGAAGACGCGGCGGCACCCGCCCGCCACCGCGGGCGGGTGCTGGAAGCCTGTCTGTGCTACGAGAACGGCTCCCAGGGGTTCGATGAGGCGGCGATGGACCTGATCCTAACAGCCCAGCCGGGCGAGCTGAACGCCCTGTACCAGAACGCCTGTGCGGTGAACGGGCACAAGTGGCTGGACGTGCCCCACGACCGCCAGGCCGACTGACCCGCCCGCACCCCCCCCTGCCCCACCCGAGGCCCGCATGAGTGCCGAGACGACCGCGTTCGCGTCCGCCGACGACTTCTTCGCCGAGGCCAGCCCGCTCGGGTTCCCGCCGGCCGAGGTGCCGGACGTGCGGGTGAACGGGAAGCCGGTGTACGTCGCCCGGCTGACCGCCGGGGACGCCGCCGCCATGGGGAAGGAGACGGAGAACCTGCCGGAGGGGATGTACACCCCGGCGGTGGCCGCGTTCGCCGTCCGCACCCCGGACGGCAAACGCATCTTCCGCCCCGACCAGGCGACCGCCCTGGCCGCGGTGCTGGCCGACAAGCTGGTGCGGGTGGTCAACTTCTTCATGTCCGTGAACGGGTTCGGCGCCCCAAAGGGCTGACGCCGGAGGAGGAGTTCCTGCACGACCTGGCCCGCGAGTTCGGCGAGCCGGACGTGGACGAGCTGCTGCGGAAGCTCACTCCGGCCAAGCTCGCCCGGTGGCGGGCGTACCACCGCAGGCACCCGTTCGGGGCGTACTGGGACTGGCACAAGGCGGCGCTCGCGCCGTGGGCGGCGGCCAACCTGAACCCGTTCCGCGGGGAGGACGCCAGGCCGGTCCCGCTGTCCCTGTTCATCCCGGACCCCGACCGCAAACCGCCCGCCCCGCCGCCGGCCCACCGCGGGCTGGGCGGGCTGGCGGCGCAGGCCGGGGCGAGCGTGACCGACGTGGCCGCGTACCTGGAGGCCGGCGATGCCCTTCCCCAGCCTGGGTAACGTCACCGTCGGGGTGTCCGCCGACCTGACCGGGCTGGACCGCGGGCTGAAGCTGGCCGGGTCCATGCTCACCGGGTTCGCCCGGCTGGTCGGGGCGGGCGGGGCGTTCGGCCTCGGCCAGCGGCTCGGGCAGGCGGTGTTCGGGTCGCCGGCCGACTTCATCTCCGACAGCGTGAAGAAGGCGGCCCAGTACGAGACGGCCGTCACCCAGTTCGCCGTCCTGCTCGGGCAGAGCGAGCAGAAGGCGGCCCGCATGGTGGGCAGCCTCCGCCAGTTCGCCGCCGAGTCCCCGCTCACCCTCACCGAGAGCCTGGAGCAGGCGAAGAAGCTGCTCAGCGCGGGCATCGGCGAGGGGCAGATCGTGCCCACCCTGCGGGTGCTGTCCGACCTGGCGGTGGGGGACACCCAGAAGCTGCGGATGCTGAGCGTGGCGTACACCCAGGTGGTGGCCGCCGGGCGGCTGTACGGGACGGAACTCCGCCAGTTCACCGAGACCGGCATCCCGCTCATCGAGGCGCTGGCGGCCACCATGACGGACGTGGCCGCCCGGCAGGGGAAGGTGCGGCTGACGGCGGCCGACGTGCGGGAGGAGATGGAGGCCGGGCGGGTGTCCGCCCGCGACCTGGCGGTCGCCCTGAAGGCGCTCACCGACCGCGGCGGGCAGTTCTTCGACATGACCCGCAAGGGGGCGGACACCACCATCGGGCTGATCGAGCGGGTGCGGGACGGGTGGCAGGAGTTCCAGCGGGCGTTCGGCCGGGCGGTGATCGAGGAGAGCGGGCTGAAGGAGTCCCTCCGCGACCTGACCAAGTTCGAGGCGGAGCTGGCGGGGTTCGTGGACTCGTTCCGCCCGGCCATCCGGTTCGTGGCCGACGCCGCCAAAGGCCTCGCCCAGATCATCGGCGAGGTGGCCCGGAACGGGCCGGTGGCGATGAAGGCATTCGTGGACGGGTTCCGCGTCGGCTACCCGGACGCCGCCCGGTTCTTCGACGCGGTCGCCGCCGGGGTGAAAAAGCTGCAAGACCTGCGGGCCGACCCGCAGGCGTGGGCGGACATCGCGTTCGACATGGGCGAGGCGTTCGCCGCCGCGTTCGACACCCTGTTCGGCCGCCTGGGGGCGTGGCTGGCCGACCTGCGGAAGACGCACGTCCAGCCGATCCTGGACGACGTGAACCTGATGGCCCGCACGTGGCAGGTGTCGAAGGACATCGTGAAGGGGTTCTTCGAGCCGGTGCAGAACGCCGGGCGGGTGACCGGCAACTGGATCCGGGAGACGTTCAACACCGGGGACTCGCCGGAGACGATGGCGCTCAAGGCGGTGGCGCGGGACCCGACCCTGCCCTACGCCCGGCAGGTCGAGATGACCGCCCTCACCCAGATCGACCGCCTCCGCAGCCCGCGGAACGACGCGGCGGATCGGGCGAACAACGAGCGGCTGGCGACCGGACTCCAGGCGGCGGCCAAGCAGGTGCGGGAGGCGGCCGCCGAGTACGAGCGGGCGCTCAAGGACTTCGTCACCGTCAGCGGGCGGGCGAAGACGGCGGGCACGGAGAGGGACGCGGAGATGACCGCCTCGCTCATCCCGTCGTTCGAGAAGAAGCTTGTCGAGGCGCAGGCCCGCCTGTCCGACGCCGTCGCCGCCGCCGGCGGGAAACGGCTGACGGTGAACGGGGTGGAGGTCGGGGCCGCCGCCCCGGCCAAGCCGGCGAGCACGCTGCTGGCCGAGTTCCGGCAGGCGACCAAGGACGCCCTGCGGGCGCTCGCCGCCGACCGGCAGGCGAGGGGCGTCAGCCCGGCCGAGGCGGAGGCCAACGCCCGGCTCGCCCTTTTCGGCGGGGCCGCCCTGGGCACCGCCCACAGCCTCCGGAAGGTGGGCGAGTACGTCCACCCGCCGGACACCGGGGAGCGGTTCCAGGAGCTGGCCAAGCAGGTGCGGGAGCAGTTCGCCGACCCCGGCGTCGCCCTCCGCAACCGGCTGGACGACCTGCAGGCCGCCCGCGGGTTCGGCCGCATCACCGACCGCGAGTTCGCCCTCGCGTCGGCCGCCGCCGTCCGCGACGCCCAGGGGGTGCTCGGCGACCGGCGGCTGGCCCCGGCCGCCGAACTCGGCTCCCGCGAGGCGGCCGAGATGCAGTCCCGGCTGTGGGGCGGGGCCGGCGGGGACTCGCCCGCCGGCCTGCTCCGCCGGATCGCCGCCCAGCAGGCCGAGGAACTGGCCGAGGCGAGGCGGCTGACCGAGGCGTTCCAGCGGGGCAACCCGAACCTCGCCCCGGTCCTCCCGTACCTGCTGCCCATGAGGTGACCCGATGCCCGGCGGCATCCTGAACAACGCCCCGGACGTGGTGGTGTGGGCGCACCGCGTCGGCCCGGACGCGGGGGGCGCCGACTTCGCCACCGAGGAGTCGGCGCGGGTGGCGTGGCAGGTGTTCTGCAACACCCCGGCGGCCAACGCCTACGACATCACCCGCAGCCCGAAGCTGCCGCCGGTGGGCGAGCCGCTGCACGAGTACCGGCCGCCGCCGGGGGTGCTCGGCCCGCACGGGTACCCGGTGGACGAGAGCGCCACCTACAGCTACACCCGGCAGGCGCTGGTCAGCTCCAACCTGGCGGTGGTCAACCACGTGTGCGAGCAGGAGCGGGAGAACCCGTACCTGTGGCGGGTGACGGTGGTGTACGAGGGGCTGTCCAACCCGGCGTTCGTCCCCGCCGAGGTGAGTTCGGAGGACGTCGAGTACCAGGACCACGAGGGGCTGGACGTGAACGGGCTGATGGTGGCCAACTCGGCCGGCGACCCAATCCTCGGCGGGATGCCGGTGGACCGGGCGTACAAGGTGATCCGGGTGACGCGGGCGATCCCCCACGACCTGTGGGACATGACCCTGGCCGAGCCGTTCCGCAACACCCTGAACGCCAAGCCGTTCCCGCTCAGCCGGCAGACCCGGTGGGACCCGGCGGCGAACGGCGGGGCGGGGGCGCACGTGCCGGTGGTGCTCGGGCCGGGGGCGGTGCGGCTGAAGCGGACGAGCGAGCAGGAGGTGATCCGGGCGAACACCGCGGCCGGCACGCTGCGGTACTGGCGGGTGACCGCCGAGCTGCACGTGGACGCCCGCACGTTCCGGCTGGCGGGCGGGCAGGTCGGCTACGCCCTGCACCGGTACGTGTGCGCCGACGCCGGGTACCAGGAGCTGACCGCGGGCGGGCACAAGCGGCGGATCCAGTCGACGGCCGGCAGCTTCGCCACCGAGCCGCAGTTCCTGGACGCCACCGGGCGGGCGATCCGCCCGGCCCCGCCCCGGCCGGGGGTGAACGAGCTGGCGGCCGGCGGGGGGATCGGCCCGCCCGCCCCCGGCGCCCTGCTCGGGCAGACCGACTACTACGCCACCGCCGAGGCGACCCCGTGCACCGTGGAGGCGCCGGGGCTGATGGCGAACGACCCGAGCCGCGGGCCGGGGGTGAGCGTGAAGCTGCCCCTGCACACCCTGCCGCCCAGCGGGGACGGCACCGTGGTGGCGAACGCCGACGGCAGCTTCACCTTCACCCCCGCCGCCGGCATCGCCCCGAAGTGGGTGACGTTCCGGTACCAGCTGACCGACGGGGTGACGGACAGCCCGCCGGTGAGCGTGTTCATCCTGGTGAACGCCCTGCCCCGCTGGCTGGTGTTCGACCGGTACCGGTACGCCGACTGGGCGCCGCTGGCGGCGCTGCTGGCCAACTGGTGACGGTTGCGCCGCCCCCGTCCGCACGCCATCCTGTCGCATGCCACCCGCCGCCGGCCTGACCGTCCCCGACCTCCGCCGCCTGTACGAGGCGGCCACGGGCGTCGAGCGGCTGGAGCGGAACCGGCACGCCGCCGGGCACGACCCGCTGCTGCTCGGCCAGTTCGCCCCGCCCGCCCGCGACGGGTGGGAGGGGACGGTGCTGGTCGAGGTGTACCCGGGCACCCCGGCCGGGCACGCCCTGCACCGGGCGAAGGTGCGGGCCGTCGACGGGGTGGCCGGGAACGCCCTGGCCACCGCCCTGCTGCCGGACGCCGACTGCTACGTGCAGACCCCGACCGGGGCGGCCCTGGCGGCCGGATCGCTCCTGGCGTGCGGCCCGCCGGCGTCCTGGCACGCCCACTGGGTGAACCCGGACGACCGGGTGCCGGCGTTCCTGGCCGCCGGGGCGGACGGGGCGGGCGACCCGACGACGCTGCGGGGGTGGTGGGCGGTGCTCACCGCCGCCGCCCCGCACCCGTCCGGGTGGACGGACTACACGGCGGTGGAGGTGGAGGGGCCGCTCGCCCCGACCGTCAAGCCGGGCGGGCGGACGGCCGCCACCGCCCGGGAGGTGCAGAACCGCCCGGCCCGCCTGTCCGCCGTCGCCGGGTCGGCGGTGACCGCGGTCGGGTCGGTGGTGCTGCTCACCGGCCCGTACCCGGACTCGCCCGGCGGCCTCGCCTCCGACCCGTACCACCTGTTCGCCATCGACCAGGACGCGGACGTCCTCCGCCTGCCGCCGGCGGCCGCCCCGGGCCTGAACCGCATGACCCCGTACCCCGGGCTGGTGCGGCCGGGCGAGCAGCGGTGGGTGGGGGCGAAGCGGCTGCTGAACACCGCCCCGCACCCCGGCACCGGGGTGGCGGTGGACGTGCCGGAGACGAACTTCGGCACCGGGGCGGTCGCCGCCGACTCGGCGGTCGGGTTCTTCGGCACGCCGGGCACCAGCGTGTACGGCGACTTCGCCCCGCTCGCCCTCGCCCCCGGCGGGGCGGCCGGCGCCGCCGCCTCCGCCCGCCACCTGCGGCTGACCGGCCGGCTGCCGGCCGCCCCGCCGGGGCCGCCGCCCCCGCCGCTCCCGTGGTCGGCGGCCGAGCAGCTGCAGGCCGACCAGCCCGGCCCCCCGCTGCCCGCCGGGGCCAGCCTGAGCGGGTTCCGGGCGGTCGCCCTGGACGACCTGTTCGGCCCGTCCGGCCCGGGCGGGGTGGGCGTCGGAGCGTTCGCCGCCCTCGACGTGTACACCACCGGCGGGGCCACCCCGGCGTACTCCGGGGTGAGCGGGCAGGTCGCCACCGCCGCCACCGTGTACTCGTGGGCGCTCGACGGGGACCACCTGCGGATCGCGGTGACCGGCGGCGGGGCGGGCGGCGCGGACGAGGCGGACCTGCGGCCCGGCCGCCTGGCCTTGGCCCTCCGCGGGACGGCCGGGACCCCGGCCGCCGCCGCCATCGACCTGCGGCCCGACCCGGGCACCTTCCCGCCGCCGGGCGGCGGGCCGTTCGCCAACCCCCTGCCGCTGTCCGACCGGTACCGCCGGGCGCTGCACACCTCCCCCGACCTGATGATGGACGGGCACGGGCCGGTCAGCCAGAACGGGCGGCTGGTCGGGGCCTACGGGGTGATGCGGCACTACGGGGTCGGGACGAACGAGAAGTGGGGGGTCGACTCGTCCTGGCAGACCGGCACCGTCACCCACTACGCCTACGGCGGGCTGGTGTGCGAGCGGGTCGACGCCGCCGTCAGCCCGCCGGCCGCCGTCAGCCCGCCGGCCGCCGTCAGCCCGCCGGCCGCCGTCAGCCCGCCGCCGGCGACCGTGCCGCCGCCGACGAAGGCGCCGCCGGCCGGCAAGGAGGTGGCCGAGGCGGACACCCTCGGGCGGCTGGGGAAGGCGCTCTCCCGGGCGCACTACTTCCAGTCGCCGGACGGCAGCTGGTGGCGGCTGGGGGTGACCGACGCCGGCGCCGCCCAGTTCACCGCCGTGGCCGACCCGGCCCCGCCGGCCGGCCCGCCGTAACCCCACCCACCCCGGAGACCGCCCGTGGCCGTCCGCACGCTGAAGCCGCACACCGCCGCCCAGGAGCTGATGGGCAACGCCGCCCTGGCCGGGCTGACCGGCGGGGGCACCGTCCGCGGGGCGGAGCTGACCAACGCCGCGACCGGCGGGTCGACCCACCTGCCCGGGTACCCGCACGCCGTCTTCTTCCTGGCGGTCGGCGGCGCCACCGCCCCCCTCCCGCCCGGCTGCCAGTTCGCCCTCCGCCTGCTCCGCACCCCGGACGGGGGCGTCGCCTACGAGGACGGGGACGCCGGGTACGTGCCGGACCGGGCGGCCGAGGTGCGGTTCTTCCCGAAGCCGCACGCCGACGCCCAGCTGCTCGTCGGCGAGTTCTTCCGGAACGCCGTGTCACAGGGGGTGGTGGGCGACCTGCCGGCCGGAAAGTTCAAGCCGCTGCTCACCTTAGAGGGCGGCCTCGGGGTGGCCCTGGGGGCCACCGGCCACCGCCTCTCCTGCCTCGCCCACACCGTCGAGGACGCCTGACCCGGCCGGCAGCTCGAACAGCCCGAGCCGGCCGCCCCGGAACGGCACCGGGCGGGCGAACGGCCGCGGGTCGGCCAGCACCCACGCCCACCCCCACCGCCCCAGCCCGAACGCCCACCCCCGCCAGGCCGGCGGCAGCCCGCCGACCGGCACGCACCCGACCACCGCCACCGTGCCGAGCAGGGCGGCCGCCGGCAGGTCCCGCGGGTCGGGCAGCGGGCACCCGGTGCGGTGGACCAGGTCGCGGTAGAAGTGCGGGTGCGGCGGCACCCACGGGCGGCAGCCGGCGTGCACCACCAGCCGGCCGCGGAACCCGGTCGGCCGGGACCGCAGCTCCACCGGCTTGCGGCCGGCCACGATCAGGTGGCCCCACGGGTTGCGGATCGTCAAGGCCTTCACGTCGGCCTCCGGTTCGGGGGACGGGCACCGCACCTTACGGCCGGGCCGCGGCCCGCGGAACCCCAACCCGGCCGCGGCCCGGCCGGAATCGGGCACGAAATCCTCCGGCGGTCGCGCGCCTGCTACCCGAGCGGGCGCGCGTCAGCCACCGGGGTTGAGGGCGGCTCGAACCGCCGCGTCCTTCGCTTCGAGCAGCTTCCGCAGGGCGACGGTGCGTACCGCCACCGTCCGCACGCACCCCGGCACCCCGCCGTCATCCCTCGTCCACTTCGGCGACTCGTGCGAGGTGAAGTCGCTCGCCTCGGTCTTCAGCGTGCCGCACCGCGGGCACCAGAAGGTGCGGCGGCCGGCCTGGTCCAGCCCGAGGTTGTGCATCGTGTGGCCGCAGTTCGGGCACGGCATCACACCGCCTCCAGGTCGTCATCCAGGAACGGGCCGAGGGTCCCGACCCCCACCCGAGCATGTTCCGGAGTCAGGAGTCCGCCGCGGTGAACCCGTCGCCCGGCGTCCGCAGCCGGGCCAACTCGTCACCCAGCTCGCACCCGGCCACTTCCCGGGCGTGTCGGAAACCGGTCCGGGCGGCGGCCCCGTATGGAGTCGGGGCCGGCTTTCCCAGGGCGCGGCGGCCGCCTCGGAGCGCCGGCCACCACCCGCCCGGACCGAACGCCCCGCGGGGGATCGAACCCCGCCGCCCGTGGGGTAAGCCGGGCGGGTACCGAACCGGGGCGGGTGGGCCTACCGCCCGAGCAGCGATCGCACCCGCGCGGCCTCGGCGGCGTCCAGCAGGCGGGCGAAGAACCGGCCGCCGGCCGCCCAGTAGTACGCCCACGGGTCGGCGGTCACGAACTCCCGGTTCCACTGCCACGCCTTCGCCGGCGAGTCCATCGCCGCGTGGTACCACGACCCCGTCACCTCCGCCGGCCGCCCGGCCGGGGCCGCCTGGTCCTCCGGGTCGCGGCCGGCGAGCGTCACCGGCTCGCCCGCCCGCAGCCCGGCCAGCTCGGCCCGCAGGGCGGCCTCCGCCTCGCGGGTTCGGGTCGGTGTCGCCGGTGTCGTCGTCGGGTCCATCGCGGCCTCCGTTTCGGTTGTAAAACTACAACCACATTTAGCCCGCCGAGGGGCCGGGGTCAATGGCAACCCGGCCCGCCCTCACAGCAGCAGCATCGCCACCACCGCCATCCGCACCAGGTCGCCCCGGTCCGCCTTCTTCGCCTTGCACAGCGCGTCCAGCCGCCCCGACTCCTCGTCGGTCAGGTAGCAGCTGGCCACCGGCAGCCCCTGGCCGCGGTCCCGCGCCACCCCCGGGTCCGGCCCCGAGCGCCCGGCCGCCGCCTCGGCGAACGCGGCCAGCACCGCCTCAACCGACACCTCCATCTTGCCCACCCGCACCACCCGCCGCCCGCGGTCCACCACCGGCCGGTAGGTGTACCCGGCCGGCTTACCCTGGCGGGGCTTGCGGACGGCCAGGGTCGCCCGCTGCTCGGCCGGCGACCGCTCCACCCCGTCGGCGAACACGATGCGGACGGCCGCGGCGGGCAGGGCGGCGAGCGGGACGGCCTCCGGCTCGGTGCGGCCGGGGGCCAAGAACTCGACGGTGCCGCCGGCCGCCAGCTCCCGCTGGCGGGCGAGCGGGAGGCCCTCGATCGCCCGCAGCACCGTCGGGCGGTCGAGGAAGGCGACGACCGCCTCTGCCGCCAGCCGGCCGGCGGCGATCAGGGGCAGGTTCCGCCCCACCTCGTCGCGGTGCTCGGCGAGGTCCTCCCCCCGCCGCTCCAGCTCGGCCCACACCGCCGCCGCGTGCCTCAGCCCGTCGGCGGTCATCGACAGCCCGCGGACCAGTTCGGCCCGCAGCTGGTCGACCGTGAGCGCGGACAGTCCGCGGTCAATCGGTTTCAGGTCGGTCATCTGGTCCCCCGTGTCGGAGTCGTTCGCCCAGGCTCGCGGCCTTCGCCGCCAGCCCCAGGCCGGTGCTCTTGTTCCGGTGCTTGGCGTTGCGGATCGTCCGGCAGTCGGGCGAGCAGTACCTCACCCGGTTCGGCGGCACCGGCCGGCGGCAGGTCTCGCACCGCGGCTGGCCGCGCTTCGGGGCGGCCCGCGCCGTCACCACGTTGCGGCGGGCGGTCTCGCGGTGCAGGCACCCGCAGGACGACGTGCGGCCGAAGGCCACGTTCCCAACGGTCGCCCGGAACCCTTTCGTTCCGCAGTCGCAGTCACAGACGAGCCACGTCACCCGGCGGCCGCGCTCCATCGCGGTGACGGTGAGGCGGGTGCCCTGCACCCGCCCCAGGTAATCACGGCGGAGCTTCTCCCGGCCGCCGGCGGACGCGCACGCCGGGCACCCCAGCCCCGCCTTCACCTTGCCGGCGTCCAGATCGCACACCTTGCCGCACTCGCACCGGCACTCCCACACCGCCCGCCCGCGCGGCGTGGTCCCTGTCCGACGTAGGACGGTCAGTTTGCCGACGGTCTTGTCCGTCCAGTCGTTCGCCGGGCGTCCCATCACGGCCTCCAAGGTCAGGCGATCCGCTCGGCCAGATCGGCGACGCCGGCGAACGCCGCCGACACCGCCCGCTCGTACCCGGCCCGCACGGCCGCCCGCGTGCGGGCCTGCTTCTCGGCGAACTCCGGCCGGTCCGGGTACCCCTCCCACTCGGCCGTCGGGTCGTACCGGGTGAGCACCTCGGCCAGCGCCGCCGGGGTGTCGGCCACCTCGGCGGTGTGCCGGCCGTGCTCCCCCTGCCAGGTGGTGTGGAACACCACCTCCCCGACCCATTTGCCGCCGGCGGTGCGGTACACCCGCACCTCGTGCCAGCGGTTCTGGAGAGGTCCGTGGCGGTCTTTGCTGCTCGCCTCGGCCGCCAACTCGCCGGCGAACGCGAGCGGCGGCTTGCCGGTCCGGGTCAGTGTGAAGTCGGTCGCGTCGCTCACGTCGCTCATGTCGCCCTCGGCGTTAGGGAATCGATCCAGGCCCACGCCACGCACCGCTCCAGGTCGGCGATCCAGCCGGCCTCGTCCGGGGTGGCGAGGATGGTCATCGCGGACACCCACGGCAGGCCGGACGGCGGCCGCGGGGCGCGGAAGTCGGCCGCCCGCAGGCCGGGCAGGTCGGTCAGGGCCAGGTACTGCCGCTCCAGGGCCGCCCACAGCGGCCCGGCCGCCCCGGCGTCCGCCGCCACCCCGAAGGTGACGCACGGGCGGTCGCCGGGGCCGTACACGGTGGCGAGCAGCGCCCCGCCGTCGGCGGCGACGGCCAGGGCGTACCCGGCCATGCCGGGGACCGGCCGCCGGCCGGGCCGCAGCAGGGGGCGGACCGCGGCCAGGGCCGCGGCCGACACCTCCGAACGGGGGCTGTCCCGCTCGTGGCCGGTGTTGATGGTGTGGATCACTGCGCCACCCCGGCGGTTTCCCGCTTGCGGATGAGGTGTTTCGCCAGGTCCAGCGCCCGGCCCGGCTCCTTCTCGGCCACCACCCGGAGCGGTATTTTCGCCCCCCGGTCGGTCAGCCCCAGCTGCCCGGCGAACCCCATGATGCCGGCGTCGCACATGCCGCACGCCCGGGCGTCGTCGTACCCCACCTCCACCCGCTTGCCGACGGCGAGCAGCAACCGCGCCTTCCGCTCCAGGCGGGCGGCCTCCCGCCTCCGCTCGGCGTCGGCGATGGTTCGGGCCTCGGCCTCGGCCCGCGACCGCTCGGCCAAGGCCAGCTTCCGCCCGTACTCGGCCCGGCACTCGGCCACGGTGCCGCCGTGCTCCCAGTGGTGCTCGCGGTCGGCCGGGAACGGCCCGTGCCCCCGCAGGGCCGCGGGCACCCCCAACCGCACCGCGTACCCGGTCCGGGAGTAGGTGTGCTCGGTCCCCTTCCCCCGCACCTTGCGGGGGCCGAAACGGGTGGCCACCCGCACGCCGGCGATCGTCCGCATGGTGCAGTACAGGTCGCCCCCGACCAGGGCCGGGTGGTCGAGCGCCGCCCCGGCCGGGGGCAGCGGCAGGCGGGCCACCTCCGTGCCGCGGTGGTTCTCCAGCACCACCCGCCCGGAGCGGGCGAACCCGACCACCCGCGCGCCCGCGTTCTTCCACTTCGCCTTCCACGTCTTGTAGCTGCCCTTGTACGGGTAGCTGCTGCCCTCCCCGCCGCCCAGCCCGTACACCACCGCCGCCCGCTGGGAGGTGAACAGGTCGCCCACCCGCCGGTGCCAAGACTTGCCCAGGGCGACGGCGATGCCGACGCGGGCGGCGCGTACTTCTTCTCGCGGGCGGCCTTGGCCGCGGCGGCGGCTTGCCGCTCGCGGCACTCCACGTGTCGGGTCCAGGCGTCGGCGTGGGATTCGGGGGCGGTGGACGCCAGGTCGCGGACGGGATCGGACCAGGTGTACTGGCGAGCGTACTCCGCCTCCCCCGTCCGCAGCACGCGGAGCAGGGTGGCGTCGTCGCACCCGGCTTCCTCCAGGGCGTCGGCTAGGATCGGCCACTTGTCGGTTTCGGGCGGGACGTAGGCGAACGGCGGCTGCGGGTTCGGCACCCCGCGGCACACGCGGGCGAGCGACACGACGGACTCGGTGAACCAGGCGGGGTTGAGCACGGACATGACCGACACCTCGCCGCGGGTAGGCCGCGGGCATCCCCCTCACGCAGCGCCCGGTGAGGGTCGGGCCGTCGGTCGGATCGCTCCCCCGACGGTGGGAGTATACCCCGGCCGCGGGCCGGGGGGAAGTCGCGGGGCCGGGTCAGTCCCCGGCCGCCTTGCACAGCTTGACCAGCACCGCCAGGCCGATCAGCCCGGCGTACAGCCCGACCAGGACCGGGCCGACCACCAGCACCGCGACCGCGGCCGCCGTCAGCCCGACCAGACCGCCCAGGCACCCGCACCCGGTCGCGGGCGGCGTCTTCCGCGCGGGCCGGGGCATCACGCGGCCCCCGCGGCTTGCCGCCGCCGCGACCGGGTGCGGGCGGCCGGGCGGTCGAACGGGGACGCCCAAAACACCGCGGTGCTGGCGCTGGTCATGACAGATACTCCGGTGAGGGTTGGTCGGGGGCCGCTCACCGGGTGGTGAGCGTGGCTATCCCGGACGGCCGACGTGCGGCCGTTTCGGGCGGGGCGCCACCCCGCCCGTCGTCAGCGGGAGCGGTTCACCCGGCCGCGGCCAGGTCCGCGGCCATGCCCCTTGCGATCACCCCGGCCATCCCGGCGACGGCGACCGGGGCCACGCCGAACGGCCGCAGGTCCCGCACCTCCTCCCGCCCGCCCGCCCGCACCCCGACCTGCCACACGGGCACGCAGGGCACCGGGGGCAGCACGGCCGCCCGCACCCCCGGCCGGGGGGAGGCGGACCACGTGCGGGCGGCCATGTCCGGCGCCCAGGCCCACCCCGTGCGGGCGGTCATTTCGGCCGCGCACGCGGTCATCTCGGCGTCGGTCAGCGCGAACAACTCGGCGGTCATGACACTGGCCTCTCACCCGGCCCGCGAGCGGGCCGGGGTGTTCGGGGTGAGCGGGGCCGCACCGCGCGGCCCCGCGGGGAACGTCAGTCGGCCCGTCGGATCACCCCGACGGTACGGCAGTCCCCGGACAGGGGGCCGGTGACGGACACCCACCACCCGTACCCGCTCGCGTCGCGGTCTACGCTCACGGTGACGGCGGCGGCCGTCTCATACCGCTCCCGCACCGCGTCGACGACGGCGCCGGCGGTGTGGCCGTACAGCACCGGCGCCGGGGTGCCGTCCGGGTCGGTCGCGTCCGCGTCGCCCCACACCATCCGCAGCGGCCCGGGGACGGCGCGGATCAGCCGGTCGGCGATCCGCCCGACACGCGCCGCGGTCATCCCGGCCGTCCACCCGGCCCGCACCGCGATCGCCTCCGCGTCCGAGTGACACGAGCCGTCGCGGTCCTGCCGGTGCGACACGCACACCTCCCACGTGCCCGGCCCGCTCGCGGCCGGGCCGATCACTTCGCACACGTACCCGCCCGGCAGCGGGCAGGACAGCACCTCACCCGCGGACTCGGTGAGCCACCCGCGGCCGGTGGCGCGCTCGCACGCGCGGCGCACCGTCTCCAGGTCCGGCACCGGGCCGGCCGCGGTCGGGACGGGGGCGGACTCCGGGGGCAGGATCGTCTCACACATGGCGCGCACCTCTCACGCGCGGGCCGGTCGGCCCGCGTCGGGGAATGGGTTGAGGACGGGCGCCCACCCGCAACCGCGGGTGGGCAGGGGAGCGGCATCCGACTAGGCCGACAGCGCGGCCGGGTCGTCCGACACCAGCGTGAGCAGCTTTGGGGTGAGCGCGTCCACCCGCGCCCGCTCGTCCGCGAACGCGGCGCCGTCCCCGTCCTGCGAGTACCGCGTCAGGCCGTTGATCGCGCCCCACAGGCTGTACGGATTCACATTGTCGATGTGGGCGAACTCCAAAGCTTTATCGAGCGCGCCGGCGAACATGCCGACACTGATACCCGACGCGGGTTTCAGGGTCCGCCCCCCCGACACGGCGCGGATCAGCGCGTCGAGCACCTCCTTCCGCGCCGTGGCCGGGTCCGCGCTGGTGCTCAGGATGAGGGAGCGGGCGCGGTCGATCATCCGCTGATGCGCGTCCACCGACGCGGGCGCCGTCAGCCGCTCCAGGGCCGCGGACACCTGGAGGGCGAACCGCTGTCGCAGCGCGTCCGGGCTGCCGACGTGCCGGATGGACACGTCTACCACCTCTTCGGCGCCCCACACGATGTGATTGCCGCACACGTGACGGTAGTAAAACGCTTTGAATTTCAGCGCCCCGGCCCCCACCTCCGAATTGGAGACGAAGAACCCCCGCGCGAGACCGTCCGGGGTGCCGTCGTCGATCCTCAGATCTTCGTTCACGAGAAAGGCGAACATGTCGTGATCGCTCGCATAGATGCCGGCCGGCGCGATGGGGTCTCCGACCCGCACGGTCAGCCCACCCCCGGCCGTGCGCCGCGTCAGCACGTCCGCTACCGTCGCCGGCCGGGACCGCAGGTCCTCGACGGTGGACGGCCGCGCGGGGGGAGTCACCCACCCCCGCTCCGTGAGCGGGAGCAGGGCGGCGAACACCTCCGCGTTCCAAAACCGGGCGTACTTGTCCGAATTGATCGACCGCAGCTTGGTGTGCCCGTTCATATGTACCAGTCCGTTCAGACCCTTCCCGCGGCCCGCGACGCGGGCCGCGATCCCGGCCGTCAGGCAGTCCGCGGCCAGGTCGGTCGGCAGCGTGGCCAGGTAGGACATCGGCGCCTTGCACAGGCCGGCCAGCTGGCCGGCCGAGTAGTGCGTCAGCGTCGCGGCCGTCCCGTCCGGCAGGTCCATCACCAGCTCCCGGCCGTCGTCGGACGGCCGGAGCGCCACGTCGTCCCAGTCGGCCGACACCTCCCGTGCCGTCTCGCGGTGGTGCCGGGTGGCCTCGAGCGCGTCCGCGACCGTCCAGTACCGCTCATCCGCGGGCCGCTCGGCCCACTGCCGGTGCGCGTCCGTCAGGTCCACCCCGCTCCCCGACCGGCCGGAGCGGGGAGCGGCCGGGGCCGACACCGGACGCGCGGGCAGCGCCATCGGGGCCGGGATCGGTTCGGGTGTAGCCAGCGTGTCCGCGGTCGCGGTCGGCTCCAGGTCGGTATCCGTGTCGGTGTCCGTCTCGACCGACGACAGGGCCGCATCGACGGCCGCGGACCACGCATCCGCGGCCCGCTGCTGGTCCGCGGCCGCGTCGGTGGTGTCGTCGGCCCGCGTGGCCGCGTGCCAGGCCGCGGCCCGCTCCGCGAGCGTGCGACCGGTGTACCCGTCGCGGCTGAGACGACCCATGAGCGCCGGGCCGGACATGCCGTAGTGCTCCCGGCAGCTGTCCACGATGTCCACCTGGTCCGCGGTCACGGTGCTGACGGTCACGGTGCTGGTGCTGGTGCGGGACATGGTCAGTGCTCCGAGTGACGGCCGCACGTGGGAGGAGCGCGGCCGGGTGTGCCGCGGACCGACGCGGCCCGCGTGTGAGATGTATACCGGTCAGGGTTGCATTTTTGCAACCCTAATCCTGGCACTTTCACGCGCAAAGCGAAGCGAATTCCCACAAATAACAGGGACGATGAGCGGAAAAACTTTCTGATTGGCGGGCGAAAGTGATCCGGACTCCGACTTCTACTATTCGGCCGTGCACCACCTGGACGGCCGCCGCAATCTCGGCCGCCGCAATCGGGCGTCGCAATCGGGCGTCGCCCGAGGGGGTACCGTGGTCAAATCCTCGTTACTCCGTTTGACATGGACCGAACGTGGTGCCGCGTACTTTTTTCTGACGGGTTTTCGGGCGGGATGGGGTGGGTCGAACATGCCGCAAGTTCCGCGGCGCATCCGTGGCGCATCCGTGCTACTTCGCCTTCGGCCGGCCGGTTGCGTGGCGGCCTGGCCGGCGCTACGGTTCGGGCATGAACGTGCGACTCCGGTTCAAGGACCCGGCGAACCCGGTGCGGTACATCCGCGGCCGGGACCTGGTGCCCCACCCGCTCAACTGGCGGACCCACCCGGAGGGGCAGCAGAACGCCCTGCGGGGGGTGCTCGCCGAGGTCGGGCTGGCGGACGTGGTGAAGGGGTACGAGCTGCCGGACGGGCGGGTGCAGGTGATCGACGGGCACCTGCGGGCGGAGGTGCTGCCGGACCAGGACATCCCGGTGCTGATCCTGGATGTGACGGCGGACGAGGCGAACCGCCTGCTGGCCACGTTCGACGCGGTCGGCGACCTGGCCGGGGTGAACGCGGAGAACCTGGAGTTGTTGCTCGGCGAGGTGCGGTTCCAGAACGCGGCGGTGACGGCGATGCTGGAGGACCTGGCGAAGTCGGCCCCGCCGGTCGACGCGGGCGGGCACGGCGAGGGGGGCGGCGGGGGTGAGGAGGAGCCGCCGGCGGCGCGGTGGGGGGTGCTGGTGGACTGTGCCGGCGAGCCGGAGCAGGTGCGGCTGATCGGCCTGCTGGTGGCGAACGGGTACGAGGGGAAGTTCCGCGCCCTGGTCGGGTGACCGGCGGTGGGGGTGGGAGGGGGGGGGCCGCGCGTGAAGATGGTCCGCGAGTCGCCGGTCGAACTCACCCCCCGCCTGCACCAGCTGGCCGGGATGTTCGACCTGCCGGCGGCGGCGGTGTCCCGGGTCGAGTGGGAGTTCCCGGACCCGCCGCTGGACGCCGAGCCGTGGCAGATCGGCCTGGTGGTCGGCCCGAGCGGGTCGGGCAAGAGCACGGTCGCCGCCGAGCTGTTCGGGGACGCCATCGTGCGCGGGTACGACTGGCCGGACGGCCGGGCGGTGGTGGACGGGTTCCCGGCCGACGTGGGCGTCCGGGCGGCGACGGCCGCGCTGTCGAGCGTCGGGTTCAGCAGCCCGCCGAACTGGCTGCGGCCGTTCCGGGTGCTGAGCAACGGCGAGCAGTTCCGGGCGACCCTGGCGCGGGCGCTGACCGAACCCCGCGGCCTGGTGGTCCTGGACGAGTTCACCTCGGTGGTGGACCGCACCGTCGCCCGGATCGGGTCGGCGGCGGTGGGCAAGGCGGTGCGGCGGGCGCCGGGGAAGAAGTTCGTGGCGGTCACCTGCCACTACGACGTGGCCGACTGGCTGTGCCCGGACTGGGCGCTGGAGATGCCGACCGGTGAGTTCACCCGGAGGTCCCTTCGGCGACGCCCGCCCGTGGGTCTGGAAATCGACCGGGTCGGGCGTGAGGCGTGGGCACTGTTCCGTCCCCATCACTATCTGAGCCACGACCTGAACCCGGCGGCGCAGTGCTTCGCCGCGTTCCTGGACGGCCGCCCGGTGGCGTTCGGTGCGGTCCTCTCCGCGCCGGGGCGGGTCAGCTTCTTCCGCGAGCACCGGTGCGTGTGCCTGCCGGACTTCCAGGGCGTCGGCATCGGGAACGCCCTGTCCGAGTTCGTCGCCGGGGTGTACCGGGCGCGGGGGAAGGCGTACCGCAGCACGACGGCGAACCCGGCGATGATCCGCCACCGCTGCCGGTCGCCCGTGTGGAAGATGGTGCGGGAGCCGTCGCTGGTGCCGGCCCAGCGGGGGGAGGAGGTGAGGGCGAGCCGGGAGGGGCGGACGCGGGCGACCGGGCGGCTCACCGCCGGGTTCGAGTACGTCGGGCCGGTGTTGCGGGACGAGGCGAAGCGGCTCGGGGTGATCTAGCCGCCCGCACCGGCCGCCGTTCCAGCCCGAGTGCCGCTGCCCGCCTCCCGCCCGCCCGCGCCCCGTCGGGCGACCACGCGTTCCGGTTCGGCCGCGTTCGCGTCCGCAGGCACCTCCGCGGGAGGGCGGTCACTTCTTCCCGGCGGGCGGGGCGGGCCGCAGGACGGTGTACTCGACCCCGCTCACCTGCTCCCGGCCGACCACCCGCCACCGCTCGGGCGGGTTGATCGCCCGCGCCTTCCCCTCCGGGTTCACCAGCACCCCGCGGACGATCACCCGCAGCCCCGGCCCCGGATCCCGCCCCCGCGGGGCGGCCGGCACCGCCGACCAGACGAACGAGTCCGGCCCGGTCACGTCGAGGATGGCGTTGGACGCCAGCTTGCCCAGCGGCCCCTCCTCGCCCACCTCCAGGTAGCCCTTCGCCAGCAGGTCGTCCACCCGGTGGTACGTCACGGGCTCGAGTTCCAGGGCGAGCTTGTTTTTCAGGTCGGCCAGCTTCTTCTCGGCGTCCGCGACCTCCGCCCTCAGCGCCTTGATCCGGGTTTCCCGCTCCGCCTTTTCATCTGCGGACAGGGGCGTGTTGAACAGCATCAGGGTGCAGGCGGCGAGAGCGAGCGGTCGCACGGGGAACCCTCCGGAGGTTCCGACAGGTTAAGCGCTCGAGTGACGCGGTGGTAGCCGCACGAATGTGCGCCGGGGTAGGCTTGCGCGGGAGTCCGCCGTGGGAGATGATACGGGCGACGGTGGGGCTGGCTGCTCACCCGGCGCTGATAACGCTGGCGGCCGGGTTCGATTCCCTACTCCGTCACTCCGTTCGACACCCCGTGTGTTGCCGCCGCGCCACCCGCCCGATTCATGACGGATCGGGCGGTGGTGTTTCCGGCGGTTCGCCGGGGAGCTGTGACGGGAGCGAGAAGGCCGGTGCGACCGCGTCGGCGAAGCCGCCGGTCGCCCGCCCCACGAGGGTTGCCATCGCCGCCATCAACTCCCGCGCCGTCATCCCGAACGCCCGGAGCGCCCCCGCCGCCGCCTGAACTTCCGCCGGCGTGAACCCCAGCCGCCGGGCAGCCCCAACAGGGGCGACCCGCGCCCACTGCTCGTCGATCCAACTCCCCACCGCCGAGGCGGGGTCACCTCGGACCAGTTCGCCGACCAGCTTCTCGCGGAACCGCAGCGCGTCGATCGGATCGCCGGCGAGCGTCTGCGGGATCTCCACGAACGGGAGGAACTCGGACCCGGTGCGTGGCGCCCCGTGCCGCTCGGTTCGCGTCTCGCCGTGCGGGTACAGCGGGCGGTCGTCGTACACCGCGTCGGCGGTCAGTTCGGCCACCCACCGGAGCGACACCTCCACCCGCACGGGCGGCTTGACGAACCGCCGGTACACCCCGCCGCGGGCGACCTCGAACAGGTCTGGCGGCGGGTCCAGCTCCGCCCGCCCCAGCCGCACCCGGCGGAGGCGGATCGTGATCCGGGCGTCGGTCAGGCGGACGGTGCGGACGGGGTGACAGGTCAGCACCTCGCCCCCGAACCGGCGCAACGCGGTCGCGGTCGTGACCCACTCGTCGATCAGCGCGGTGCGGGGGTGGAAGAAGCCTGGGGCGGCCGGCGGGCGGGGCACCCACCGGCCCGGCACCGGCCGGCGACCCGAGACCGGCCGCTTCACCGGGTCCAGTTCCTCCGCCCGCGCCGCCTCGCACTCCGCCCACGACACCCCGCACGCCGGGTGCTCCTGCCACCAGTCGAGCAGGGCGAGCCGGGGCAGCCGGTCGTCCGGGTCTTCGCACACCTTCAGGTAGAGGGCGTGTTCGGGGGTCATGTGAGGCTGGTGTGGAACACGGCGGCCACGTCGGCGGCCGGGGTGGGGCCGGTGAGGGTGACGGCCACCCGGGCGTACCGCTGGGTGCGGGTGAACTCGGCGAACCCGGCCGAGTCGGCCGCCCCGACCACCGGCGGGCCGACGGCCGCCCACCCGCCGGTGCCGGTCGCCGACTGCTCGGCCTGGACGGACACCCCGGTGCCGGGGGCCAGCCCGCCGACGGTAACGCACACCCGCACCGGGTTGGCGGTGGCGTCCAGGTCCACCGCCGGGCCGGCGTCGGTGGCGGTCAGGGCGGTGGGCGGGAAGGCGAGGCGGTACACCGGGTCCGGGCCGACCGCCTCGGCCGCGTCCCGGCCGATCACCTCGGCGGCCACCGCGTCGGGCACGTCGGCGATCTGGCCGGCGGCGTAGGTGACGGCGGTGGTCTCGGTGCGGACCCACGGCCGGGTGAAGCGGACGCGCATCGGGCCTCCTCAGTTGGGGGTGGCGGCGGGCTGGGCGGCGAACGCGGCGACGGCCGGGGTGTCCGGCTCGCCCTTGTGGTAGTTCGGCTTCGGGCGGGCCGGGTTCCCGAACGCCCCGTCGCAGGCGGCGGTGAGCAGGTTGTGGCAGCGGGCGCACAGCGGCTGCCAGTTGTCCTGGTCCCAGAACTTCCCCGCGTCCCCGCGGTGCGGGACCACGTGGTCCACCACCTCCGCCGGACTCACCCGGCCGAGGGTGGCGCAGCGGGCGCACAGCGGGTGGCGGCGGCGGAACCGCTTGCTCGCCCGCTCCCACCGCCCGTCGTACAGGCGGCGGTGGGTCAGGTCGCGGTGCTCGAACCGCTTGGCCGGCGGGCCGGCCGGCCCGGGGGGCGGGAAGCGTTTGGGGGCGCTGGGCACGGCGGCCTCTCGTCCGGGGCGTGGATCCCGGTCTGGTGGAGCACGTCGGCGGCGTCCTTGACCTTGGCGGCGAACGTCAGCAGCCACTCGAAGTGCGGCCACAGGTGGAACGCCGCCTCCACCACCCCGGCCTGGTACATCCGCCGCTCGCGGGCGGTCAGCCGGAGCGGGAGGCCGCCGCGGGCCTGGACGACGGCGTACCGGGTGAACTCGTCCTTGGTCCGGAACGGCGCCGGGGCGGCCGTGACTCACTCCGGGGCGTGGGGCGGGCGGCGCGGGTCCACCCCCAGGTTCAGGTACAGCGCTTGCACCTCGCCCAATTTGGCGACGAGCGACCCGAGGGTGGCGGCCGGCACGCCCACCCGCGGGCCGTACAGGTCTTCGAGGGCGAGGAGGGCGGCGGCCACGAACGGCACGGCCACCCCATCCTCCGGCGGGTGCGGGTCAGGGTCGGGCATCGGGGCACTCCCTCATCAGGTCCAGGATCGCGTCGGCGTGGCACGCCTCCCCAATCTTGCACCAGCACCCGAGCGGTCGCCCGGCCGCCTTCCGGAACGCGGCGCGGAACTTCGGGGCGTCCGGCAGTAGAACCAGCGTGAGCGGTTCGGGGAACTCCGGGTCGGGCAGCCAGTCGTACCGGTCGCGGCCCCGGCACCGGCTCGTGCCGAGCGCCACCGGGGTCGGCAGGCGGACGCGGCCGCGCAGGAACCGGCCGGTCGGCGCCCCCGCGGCGTCGCACTCCACCCAGCCGAACTCGTCGGCGAACAGGGCGTACCGGGCGAACCGCACGAAAGCCTTCACCGCGTAGGCGGGGTCTCCGTGCCGGAACGGGTTGCCGAGCGGGCCGGGGCGGGCGCAACTCACCCCGCCCGCCGGCTTTGCCCACCCATTCGCGCGGCGGAGTTGGAAGCGGTGCGTCATAGCCGTTCGGCCTCGCGCTGTAGCAATGTTTGCACCCGGCCGACACCGGGTGAGCCGCTCCCGCAGCAGCGGCTTGGCCCTGCAACTCATTCCGGTGTGCCGTTGGAGTTGCCGCGTCACGGGCGGTTGTTCGACAAGCAGAAGTAGCTGCACCTGCAACTCATTCCGGTGTGCCGTTGGAGTTGCCGCCCGCTTTCCATCATTCGCCACGCGGCGTGACGTATGCCTGCAACTCGTTCCGGTGTGCCGTTGGAGTTGCCGCGATAGTGGTCTTGCCACTCGTGTGGCGACCCACCCCCCTGCAACTCGTTCCGGTGTGCCGTTGGAGTTGCCGCGCCGAACGTGCGGCCGAGTCGCTCGTGTGGGCAGTCCCTGCAACTCGTTCCGGTGTGCCGTTGGAGTTGCCGCGATGCCGCCAGCAGTCCACCCCGCTCAGGCCGACGCACGACCTGCAACTCGTTCCGGTGTGCCGTTGGAGTTGCCGCGACGCCCGACCGAAGTCGATTCCGCGGCCTGATGTTGGGCGTATCCCGCGAGCGGTGTCCGGGGTCCAGCCCCGGCCCTGTTTCGCGTTCGGCCTGGCAGTGGCCGTAGGTCTTCTCACACCGGTTTTTGCGGCACGCGAGCGGGGTCATTCGCCGACCCCGCCCTCCGCCTGGGCCTCCTCAAGGGTTTGGAACCGAATCCCGCCCGCATCGCAGTTCTGCCGCACTCGCTCTCGCAGGGCGAAATAGCGGTAGTGGCGGGCGTAGGTCTGATCCGTGTCGTCGTACACCACCGCCTCCACGCGATTCCGGCGGAGGAACCCGGCGACGCACGCGGCCACCTGTTTGGTGATCGTGTCCACGCGGTTGGCGTACTTCGCGCGCGCCGCCGCCCCCGCCTCGACGAACCGCCGCCGCCGGCGGGCCGGCCACCGCTTCTCGGACTTCAGGTCGTCGGCCCTGGCGTCGCGGTGCCGCTCGTGCCGCTCGCCGTGCCGCAACAGGTCCTCGACCGACTGCTCCGCCCGCTCGTGCGACGACAGCCGGCGGGCCGCCCGCTGCTCCGCCGACAGGTGCCCGAGCAGGTCGCGGCGGTGGACGACGAACGGGGCGTCCCGCTGCGGCAACTCCACCACCAGCAGCGCCAGCGGGTCCGTCCGCACCACCGCCGTCACCCCGGACGGCTCGGCCGGCCGCCGCCGGAACCGCCCGGCCGCCATCAGCTTCACCCCGGACAGCTTGCCGTTCGCCATGTCCGCGCACACCTTCACGTCGCCCAGCACCGCCGCACCCGTCACCAGCGCGTCGAAGTCCCGCACCTGCCGCCGCCAGTCCCGCCCCTGGTCCACCCGCAGCCGCACCCGCCCGACGCCGGGCAGCAGCACGTCCGCCACCGGGAACCGCCCGCCGGGGTGGTCCTGCCAGGCCAGATCGACCGCCTGCCCCGGCACGTGGACGGGGAACGGGAACCGGTACGTGCAGGCCGACGCCTCCCCGAGCCACAGCACCGCCACGCGGGTGTTCCGCCCGGCCGCCGTCCGCCCGGACTTCCACTTCTGCTCCACCGCCCGCATGGTGGCGGCCGCGGCCTGGGTGCTACCGTCCCAGGCGTCCCGGATCGCCGCCGGGCACACCTCGTTCCACCGGCGGTACAGGTTGAGGGCGGTGAACGGCGGCAGCCGGGTCATGTCCGGCGTCCGCCGGGTGTCGTGCCGCAGGAGTTCGGTCATCGCCCAGTTGGCCAGGTCGGTGCTCAGCCGCCACGCCCGCAGGAACGGCTCGAAGAACCGCCCGCGGAAGTCATCCGGGGTGAACCAGCCGCGGTCGACAGTGCCCATCACCTCTTTCACCTGGAGGCGGACGCACCGGTTCACCCACCCGGCGGCCACGCACGCCGGGCACGTCGGCCCGACCCCGGGAACGTCCTTCCACCCCTTCGGCAGGCGGGGCCGTTCGGCCGCCGCCCCGCACGCCCCGCACCGGAACAGGGTCATGACGCCACCCCCTCCCCGGGCCACAGCCCCGGCTGGACCGGCTCGGGGTTGGTCTGCGATCCGGTGCGGAGCCAGTTCATCGCCCGCGCGTCCCCGCCGTCCGACGTGTCGTAGAAATCGGGGATCGCCTCCCCGCAGGCGTCCAGGATGAGCGCCGCGGCGGTACCGGTGTCGAACAGGTATTCGAGCAGCTTGCCCTGCGGGTGGATCGTCACCACCCACCCGGCCAGACAGTGGGTCGTGTCGCAGGTGTGCCAGGACTGCATGTCCAGCTTGCACCCGTCGGCGGACACGGCGGCGAGCAGCTTCGAGCGGATGTCCGGGATCGGGTCGATGGACGCTTTGCCGGTGGCACCGCTGAGGTCAGCACCCCTGAGGACGGCACGGCTCCCGTCGTTCTCGCCTCTCAGCCACCTGCCGTGGGCGTCCAGGATCGGTTTCAGTTCGTCGGCGGTCATGGGGTCTCCGATGGTGGTTGGGGTCACATGGCGCTGCGGCTCGTGATTCGCCGCCCGGCCACAACCGTCGTACCGGACGGCCATGCCTCGGCGTAACAGATGGGGTGGTCGTCAGCCGGGCGGCGAACCGCCGCAGGGCCTCCCGCGAGGTGTACACCTGAGAGCCGAGGCGGGCGTGTTCCAGGAACACATTCCCGGCTTGGGTTCAGATTGTCGAGATCGAAGGAGCCACCGCACCCCCTGCTCCGCCGCCAGGGTGACCACCCCGAACAGGGCGAACGCGGTCAGGAACACCAGCATGTCCGCCCGCAACTCGCCCGCGTTCATGGCCCCTCCTTCAACTTCACCCCGAGCAACCGGTCGGCCGCCCGACCGGCCAACGCTATGTCCAACCGTCCGCCCACCCTGCACCCTTGAGCCTTGTGCGGCGACTCCGGGTCAGCAGGAATCCCCGCGGCGTCGAGCCGGGCGTGGACGTACTCCTTGAACGCCCGCAAAGCGTCCCGCTCGGCCACCAGTTCGAGGTGGGCCTGCGCCAGGCACACGCCGTCCGAAACCCGCTGGCCAAGCAGGGCGTCCGGGTCCGCTGCCGACGGGGCCAGCCGTTCCGCCGCCGCTTTCAATTCGTCCGCGGTCATGCTCACCTCCGGAACGCCGGGAACCCCTGCCACGCCCACAGCACGGCCACGGCGAACACCGCCAGCCCGACCAGGGCGAGGAAACGCCCGCATCCGCCTGACGTGTCGTCGCTCACGCCGTCCCCCCGTTCGCCTTCAGGAACCGGGCCAGCCAGTACCGCCCGGCTTCAGTCAGGTGGAGTTCGTCGTGGGCGCGGGTGTCGTCCACCCAACCCAGCTCGATCAGCCGGTCCAGCACGGCCGGGTCCACCTCGTACCGCACCTTCCGCCGGCGGTTGCCCACCCACAGCCGGCCGGTGTCCGGGTCGATTGACCCGGCGTCGGCGTCGAGCAGGGCGAGGGCGGTGAGGTACAGCCGCGGGTCTCGCGGCCCGGCCGCCGGCACTTTCGGCGGGTTCGCGGCCGTCGTCATCGGCACGCCTCCAGCAGGCGGGGCGGGACGGCGAACGTGTCGCCGTAGGCCGTCCGCACCACCACGTTCCCGCGGAACACGCCCAGGACGGTGAACTCGGCCCCGGCCGACCAGCGGTCGCGGGCCAGCCCCAGCCCGATCAGGACGACGGCCTCCCGCAGCCGCACCCGCAGCCCCGGCGTCATGACACCCCCTCGTGAATGGCCGGCTCCACCCCCACCCGCCGCAGCCGCTCGGCCGCGATCCGGGTTTGACTCGCCCGCACGTCGCCGCCGACGAAGCTCCGGCCCAGGTCGACCGCGGCCACCGCCGTGCTGCCCGTCCCGGCGAACGGGTCGCACACCACCCCGCCGGGCGGGCAGAACCCCCGGACGAAGTGGGCGGCCAGTTTCGCCGGGTAGGGCGCTTCGCCCGAGCAGGCGAGGGCGTCGTCGGCCATGTCCGTCTTCCCGCCCGCCCCGACCCGCCCCATGCTTCCCCCGCCCACCGTGACCCGCACCACGTCGGACGGGCGGGCCAGCGCCCCCTTCTCCACCCCCAGCCGGGACTTCTTCCGCTCGCCGGTCGCCCCCCGCTGCGAGCCGGGGCCGCTGGCGAACTTCCGCGGCGAGCCGATGGCCGCGGGGAGGTAGTGGGGGGAGAGGCCGCGGCGGTGGCAGCCGACCACCTGCTCCCAGTGGCGGCTCGGCCAGTGCGGGCTGCCGGGGCTGCCGTTCTTGTGCCACACGTGGGGGGGCTTGAGCACCAGTTGCGGGGCGTCGGCCAGCCGCACCAGCAGCCGCTCGACCGCCGGCCGGTACTCGCCGGACGCGACCGGCGAGTTCACCACCCAGAACACCATGCCGTCGCACGCGGACACCGCCGCCAGGGTGATGGCGGCCATCTCCCGCGCCCACTCGTCTGGGTCTTCAGGGAAGTCGGACGCCTCCCCGTTCCGGGCGTACCGCCTGGCCTTCTTCGCGTAGGGCGGCGAGCCGAACACCAGGTTGACCGCCCGGCGTTCCGCGGTCAGCTGGGCGAGCAGCCGGGCCGCGGGCCAGTTGAACAGTTCGGCCGTCGGCACGCTCAGCCCCCCGCCGGGGGCGGGGCGGCGGTCGCGGCCTGGGCGAGATTCCGCACCACCCGGTCGTGCAGCTCCCGCACGGCGACCGCCAGTTCGTAATCCTGCCAGTCGATCGCCAGCTCCTTCACCCGGCTGAGCAGGTCGGCCGCCGTCTCGCCGGTGGCCGCGACGAGGGCCGACTCGTTCACCACCCCGGTCACGAACTCGTCCCGGCACACGTGGGCCACGTGGTAGCTCCGCTGCGTCCCGCCGTGGCAGGTCTCGGCGTTCCGCTGGACGACCACGCCACGCTTCTCGTGGCGGGCACCGCCGCCGACGGTGGCCTTGTGCGCCGCCACGTCGCCGACCTGGAACAGGAACTCGCTCACCGTCCGCCTCCGAAAGGGTTCGACCCGCCCGGCCGTCCGTGGCCGCTCGTCGCGTCCCGGCCCGATGGCCCGCCCGCCACGGACGGCGGGCGGGGCGGTGCCGCCGTGCGAGGCGGGGGCGCCCCTCCGGATCGGAGGGGTGAGGGGGTTATACCATTAGGGTTGCAAAAATGCAACCCTATTTTCCGGCCGCGACGCTCCGGGTGAGGGTGACGGTCGGCCGGCGGTTGACGGCGAGGTCGATCCGCACCGCCGTCAGGTGCGCCTGCTCCACCCCGTCCACAATGACGGCGGTGCCGGACGGGGCCGCCCCGCCGGTGGCGTGAACGGTCACGTCCCCGCAGTCCACGCGGAGGGAGCGGGCCGGCCGGAGGACCACCCGCTCGTCGCCCGCCGCCGCGAAGTCGTCCGGGTCGCCCGCCACCTCGAACGCCTCCAGGGAGGTGAACGGCGGGAGGACGATCAGTTGCCCGCCGCCCGCGGCCAGTGCCGCCCGGAGCCTCGCCCCCATGCGGTCGATCTGGTCCTGGCTGAACGCGGCCGTGTGCTGCCGCATCACGAACACCGTCCGCTCCGGGTGGGCGACCACCCGCACCGGCACCCGGTGGCCGGCGGTGTTCAACTCCGTCACCGCGTCGGCGAGCATGGCCACCGCCTCGTCCCGCGGGTCGTGCAGGACGGCCAGGGCCAGCTTCTCCGCGTCGGTCAGGGCCTCGGCGGCGTGCCGGGCGGCCAGGTCGGCGGCGCGGGCCGGGGTCAGCCGCTCGAACAGGGTTCGCCCGGCCCGCTCGCCGGGGGTGTCGGTGCGGGTCACGTCAGCCCCCTCTCCTTCCGGAACTGGTCCCACGCCCGCTGCACCCGGTGGGTCGCCTCGTCCGACCCGCCGCGGTCCGGGTGGGCGTTCATCAGCACCCGCCGGTAGCACTCCGTCACCCGGTCGGCCGGCGCGTCGCGGGTGGTGGCGAGCACCTCCCACCACGGCGGGTCGGCCGGGGCCGCGGGCAGGGCCTGGAACCCGGCGAACGCCGCCGCCTGCATGTCCCCGGTCCCCCACCGGGCGACGCCCCGCAGGGCGTCGATGGTCATGAGGATCGCGTACAGGTTGTGTTCCACCATCCGCCAGCGGTCGCACGCGAACGCCATCGCCCGGCCGCCGCGGTCGGTGAAGTACACGGCCGCGCCGGGGTCGTCCGGGTTGCGGCGGCCGGCGTAGGGCAGCCCGTCCTGCCGCAGCTCGACGTTGGTGGACAGCACCACCCCCTTCGCCCCGAGCAGGTGCAGCTGGCGGAGCAGGCCGTCGCGGACGGCGGCGAACGACTTCTCCCCGAACGGGGACCTCTCCCGCCCGCGGGTGCGGGGGCGGCCGAGCGGCCAGGCGAGCGGGTACGCGGTGTGGTGGGTGGTGGTCACAGGCGGCCCTTCCCTTTCGCCTTCTTCTCGATGGCCGCGTCCGCCTCGACGAACAGCCCGGCCAGCTTGAGCAGTTCGACGACGGCGGCCCCGGCCGGGGTGAGTTCCCAGTGGGTGTAGTGGCTCAACTGCCCGCCGTTCGCGCGGTGCTGGTCCAGCGCCCAGTCCGCCGTCGGCCCGCCGGCGACCTGCCGGATCAGCCCCCGCTTGAACAGGGCGGCGGCGGTGGCCAGGAAGTTGTCCGGGAAGGCGTTCGCCGACCCGTACTCGCTGCGGTCCCACTTCACCCCGTCGGCGACGGCGGACAGGAACTCGCACATCGGGCGGGTGAGCTGGAGGCGGAACCCGGCGTGCAGGCAGGACGCCCTCAGGTTGTCCTGCCACGCCGGCACCCGCATGGCCGATTCGAGCCGGTTCATCCGCGACCTCGTGTCACCGGGGCTTCTCGGGGGCCTTCGCCGCGGCCGACGGCTTCTTCGGCTTCTTCGGCGCGGGCCGGGTGTACCCCAGCCCCAACAGGATTCGCAGGTAGTCCACGCTGGCCAGGAACTTCCGCCCGGTCCGCTTCTGGAACGCCTCGACCGCCCGGATGAACTCCACCTCGGCGGCGGTGTACCGGCTGCCCGGGTGGTTGCTGGTGCTGCTCGCCCCGGCCGCCGTCGGCTCCGGCCGGTCCGGGCGGGGGGCCGGGCCGGGGGGCGGCGGGGGCGGCAGCGGGTGCCGCTTGAACGCCTTGTTCGGGGCGGTCATCCGGCCGCCCCCAGGGCGCGGCCGGCCAGCCCCCGCAGCCGCACGGCCAGCCGCGGCGGGGCCACCTCGGCGAGCGTGTTCAGCCGGCACCCGAGGTCGGACAGCACCGCCCGCGCCGCCTCCAGGTCCGCCTTCACCTGGGCCGCGTCCAGGACGAAGCTCTCGTAGGTGGTGATGGCGGTCGGGTTGGCGTCGATCCGGTCGGACAGCCATTCGGCGCACGCCGCCGCCTCCGCCTTGTCCGCCGGGGCCTTCCCCCACGTGGTGTACTGGAACGTGCCGGCCGCCCGGTCGCGGGCGATCAGCACGGCGTAGTCCTTCCCGTCCGCCTCGCAGATCGCCCGCACGGCGTCGCAGGTGATCGCCCGCGACTTCGGGTCGCTCATCGGAACACCTCCCCCGGTTCGCGGAACTGGCGGCGGAGGCGGTGCAGCCCGTCCCGGCACAACTGGTCCGCCACCGACCGCGACACCCCGAGCAGCTCGCCCACCCGGGCGGCCGGCAGCCCGTAGAGCACGTGGTAGACGACCGCCTGCGTCTCCCGGGCGGTCAGCCGGTTGAGCGCCGCCCGCCACGCCCCGAGCGTGGCGGTGGCGTCGGCGGCGTACAGGGCCATCGCCAGCAGCAGGTGCGGGTGCGGCGCCTCGTCAGCCGGCATCGGGCGACTCCCGCAGGTCGCGGGCGGCCCGCTCGGCCGCGTCCGCCAGGTTGCGGAACCGCTCGGCGTACCCGGCCAGCACGTCCGCCCCGAACCCGTTGCTCAGCACCAGCTGCACCGCCCCGCCGATCCGTTTGTTCTGGGGTTCGGAGTACCGGTCCAGCCGCACCCCGCTGGCCTGCTCGAACGCGGCCACCTGCTTGGCCAGTCGCGCCAGTTCGTCGGCGGCGTGCTTGCCGCCGTACTCCTTGCCCTCCCGGAACCCCTGGTCCCGGCCGCGGGCGTGGGCCGCCTCCTCCTTCTTCCGCACCGCCTCGTCCGGGTGAACCTTCGCCGCCGCCCGCAGGACGCTGGCGACGAACTCCCACCCCGGCGGCTCGGCGTTCCGCCGCGGGGCCTTCGTCACGACCCGCGTGCCGCCGTCGGACAGGGCGATCAGCCCCCACTGGTTCGGCAGTTCGCCGGGCTTCACGATCGCCGCGTCGGACACCACCAGCCACCAGTGCGCGCAGAACCGGCCGATCTCCTCGGACTTGCTGGAGTCGGCCAACTCCTTCTGCCAGTCGGAGCGGCTGTCCTTGAACTCGAACCCGTGGGCGTCGATGCCGCGGCTCGGCCACAGGGAGACGGCCAGGGCGTCGGCGGTGCGGGCGGCCGCCCCGAACCCGGTCTGGTTCCGCACCTGCGGGAGGAGGGCGTACTCCCGCTCGGGGAAGCGGGTGCGGAGGGCGGCCAGGAAGTCGGCTTCGGTGGCCATCAGTCGGTCTCCCCGTCGCCGTCCAGGGACAGGCGGTACTCCCGCCCGGCCTCGAATTCGTCGGGGCGGGTCGGCACCCGCACCCCGCCGGCGTCCCGGTCCTCGTCGTCCGGGTGCCGCCCGCACAGTTGGTCGCCGTCGTCCAGCCCGCCCGCGGGTAGCGCCTCCCGGAGCACCGGCGGCAGGTCGTACCGGGACACCGGCGACCAGCCTTGGGCCTGGGCCATCGCCACGCACACCGCCGGGGCGACGGGGGTGATGCCGAAGATGCTCTCGGCCGGGTGCAGCGGGGAGTGGGCGAACGGCCCGTTCGGGTCGCCCGCGGCCGGGTGGTCGGCCGACGGGATGTCGATCCGCAGGAACGGCTTGCCCGCCACCGCCTGCTCGCGGACGTACCCGAACAGCTTCCGGTGGCCCATGATCTCCGCGACGGCCCACCCGATGTCCGGCTGGCTCATGTCTCGCTCCAAGTGGGGACTTCGACCGCCGCCACGCTCACCGCCACGAACGCCGGGCGGCCGGGCGGCGGGCGGAACAGCCTCACCTCGACCAGGGCGACGTGCCCGAGGTCGTCGGCCGCCAGCACGCCGGCCGCCACCGCCGCGTCCAGGACCGGCTTCACCAGGTTGTCGATGTCCCGCCGCCGGCTCAGCCCCGGCCCGCCGACCACCGCCAGGTTCACCCCGCACGGGTAGGCGGGCGGCGGGCGGAGGCGGGCGAGGAGGGGGGCGGCCAGGGCCAGCCACGCCTTGTACTCGGACGACTTCACCCGCCCGACGCCCGGCACGTTGCGGAACAGGTTGTTCACCGACGGCGGGGGCGGGAGTTCGACGCGGGCGGCGGTCCCGGCCGGGCGGGGCGGCACGGCGTCCGCCGGGATCAGCCCAATCGCCGCCCACGCCTTCAGCAGCGCGTTGGTGGTGGTCTTCCGCCGCGGCATACCGGCATCTTCCCATGCGGTTGGAAAAAAACAACCCTAGCGGCTGGCCGCCGGCCGGCCCGCGTCCGCCGGGCGGCGGCGCGACCGGCCGACCCGCCGGTCAGTCACCGACGAGCGAGGTGTCGGTGTCCCGCACCGCGTCGGCGTCCACCTCCACCCGCGTGCCGGCGGCGTGGAGCTGGAACACGAACCGCTCGAAGGCGTACAGCGGGCCGACGAACAGCTCCCGCTCGATCCGCCGCCCGCCGAACTGCAAGCTGAACATCTTCCCGCCGTACACCCCGATCCGCACGTCGCACTGGTACTCCTTCTTGCCCCGCTCGGCGTCCAGTTCCAGGTAGTGGAACCCGCCGTCGGCGGTGGTCAGCCGGCAGGTGAACGAGTCGTCCCCGCCCCCGCCGGCGTCCCGCTCGGCCACCCGCTGCTTGCGGTACTCGGCGGCGATCTCGCTCAGCTTGATCTCGGCCGGGACCGGGCGGATGATCGCCTTCAGCCGGGCCTCCACCTGGGCGGCCACCGCCTTGTCCATCCCGTCCTTCACCACCGCCAGCACCACCTTCGTCACGTGGTCGTGGTAGGCGGGCAGGTCGAACCCGTCGGGCACCTTCAGCTTCTCGCACACGGCCGCCTTCAGCTTCTTGCTGAACTCGGACCCGTACCCGGTGGCGTCCCGGACGGCCGACTCGACCGCCTTGCCCACCGCCTCCTCGATCACCCGCTTGCCCTTCTCGCCGGTCAGGTAGTCGGCCGCCAGCTTGGCGACCTGCGGAATCAGCTCCGTCATGCCCCCTCCGTGGGTTTGAGTGTGTCCTTCTCGAACATCTTCTTCAGCCGCTTCATCACGATCTCGAACTGCTCCCGCCGCTCCGCCTGCCGCTGTTCGTGCTGCTTCTGGATCACCCGCGCCACGTCCGGGTGGACGAACAGGGTGTCGCCGACCTGGACGCAGCCGGGGCCTTCCACCTCGCGGCCTTAGCCGAAGAACCGGCACCACCGCTCCGTCTCCGGGCTGGGGATGTACTCCCAGAACCGCTCCGTCGGGTACTCCCAGTACCGGACGACGGCGTGGTCGGAGACGACCACCCGCAGCCCGTGCAGCGGCCGCAGCCGGGCGAACGTGTTCGGGTCCGTCGGGTCGTTCATTTCGACCGGTCCTCCGCCGGGGCGAGCGACCTCTCCCACCGCCGCAGGGCGGACTTCAGTGCCCCGGCGAGGAACGGGGCGACGTGCTCGGGCTTGCTGCCCTCGGGCAGCGCCAAGCCCCGCACGACCTCGCCCGCCAGGTCCGCGGCCAGGAACGGCACCAGCCCGTCCCAGTCGGCCGCGTCGATCACGACGACCCGCTTCATGCTCCCGCCCCTCCCGTTTCCCGCCGGTAACGGGCGAGGGCGTTGGAGATGTTGCTCAGCACGGCCCGCGAGGCGGTGACGCCGGCGTCCGTCGGGGCGTAGGGGCAGTGGGGGGCGTTCGGGATCTCGTTCCGCTGCCGCTCGGCCAGCTGCACCCACTCGCGGATGTCCCGGTGGGCGTCCCGGAGGGCGGCGGCCATCTGCTCCGCGAGGGTGCTGGCGTGGAGCATCGCCTTCGGCCCGGCCTCGGGCAGTCCCCCCGCTCCGGGGTGCGGCACCGGGTCGGCCGGCCGGTCGTCCACCGTCCCGAGGCCGGCGGAAAACGCCAGGAACTCCTCCACCTTCGCTTTTTTGGTCTCGACCCGTACCCGGAACTCCCCCGTCCCACACAGGTCGAACGGGTGCGAGGCTTGGAGCATGTCCCAGGCGGCGACCAGGTCGATGAACTCGTGCTCGATCCGCTTGGCGTTGCGGAGCGGCTGACCGGGCTGCACCTCGGCCAGCCCGAACCGCAGGGCCTTGCTCGCCCGGTGCGCCACCTCGGCGCACTCCTCCATCAGGATCACCAGCAGGTGTTCGGTCCGCGTCACGTTCGGCCCTCGTGGTCCGGGGCGGCCGGGGCCGCCACCGCGTTGTTGGTCAGCTTGGCGAGCGGGTCACGGGCCGCGCACGCCGGGCACTTCTCGGCCAGCCTGCCGTCCGCCCCGAGGGCGAACCGCCACCCGCGGCGGCGGAGCCGGCCCCGCAGCTTCTCGACGGCGACCCACGGGAAGCTGCCGCCGGTCTCGGCCGCCGTCACCGCCGCCCCGTCCGGGGCGTCCGGGTAGCGGCGTAAGCAGGAGTCGCACTCGGCGGCCAGGAAAACCATTTCGCCCCTCCCCGTCCCGAGTGCGGAGACTCGCCCAGCATCCCCGCGGCGTGCCAGGACAGGCCACGCCTGCCGGGTTCAAGCCGCCTTCCGGCGGCGTTGCACCCAGCCGCGAATGTCGCGGCTTTCCTGCTCCCAAAACTCCGGCGTCAGCCGACGGTTGAGGAACGCCACGAACAGTTGTTCCAAGCACTCCCACATGTCCTCGACCGCCTCCAGCCGGGCGACGTGGCGGTCCCGCGGGGGCATCTCCGGGTCCGGCCTGGGCAGCTTCAGCCCGCTCACCTCCATCCGCTCCGGCTGCAACTTGAACTGGAACTGCTGGCCGTGCCGGACGAGCGTCAGGCACGCCTTCCGCGGCAGCTTCCCGCTCCGCAGCGCGGCGCGGGCCTCCGGCGTGCGGACCCCGCTGGCGTGGTTGGCGGTGGTGTCCCCCGTCTGCCCGAGCGGGCACTGGAACTTCACCCCGCCGGAGAACAGGAACGTCACCTCCGACCCGTCCGGCAGCGGCACCGTGTCGGTGTCCTCGGACGTCCACCACAGCCAGACCAGGAACTCGCACCCCAGCCAGTCCGGGCACTCGTCGTCGGCGTGCCACTCCGGGGCCGGGACGTACTCGGCCGCCGGCACGTCCAGGAAGGGGGTCAGCCGCTCCCCCTTCGCCGACCGGTTCACCCCCCGCGCCAGCACGCCGGCCGTGACCGGGGTGAGTTCGCCGGCCAGCCCGGACTGGGCGAGGGTCTTGCCGAAGGTGGCCTCGAACAGGGCGGCGAACCGCCCGGCGGCGGGGGCGGACGTGCTCCCCAGGTACACGTCGTTCCGCCGCAGCCCCCACAGCACCGGGACCGTCGTCCACTTCTTCCACCGCCCGTCGCGGGCCTCGGCGGTGATCCGCTCGCGGGCCGACTCGGTCGCCTGCCGCCGCTGCTTGGCGGTCGGGGCCGGGTTCCCGCCCTCCTTCACCAGCGCCGCCAGGTCCGCCCCGCGGTACACCTTCAGCCGGTCGGCCGGCGGCTTGTCCTCCTCCCGCCAGAGTTCCCACAGCAGGTGGTCGGGGAACACGTTCTTGGCGAGGTCGAACGCGGCGTCCGCCGGGTGCTCCCCCGCCGCCCACCCGGTGCGGCTGCCGTCGGCCAGCGGCTGCGGCGGGCGGGCGTACTCCCGCAGCCGGGCCAGGTGGTCGTCGTCGAACCGGGGCGGCTTCTTGCCGGCGGCGGTGAACCGCCGGAACTTCACGCTCCCCTTCTCCCACACGCCCATGTCCTCTCCTCCGGTTAGAGTCCGATCATCTCGTCCAGCTCGTCGCGGAGCGGACGGTCGTGGCTCGCGAGCCGCCGCACCAGCCGCAGGCACAGCACCAGCACCGCCCCGCCGCCGACGCTCAGCCCGAGCAGGAACGCCAGCGCCAAGAGAACCCAGTCCATGTCAGCCTCCGTGGGGTGGCGACCCGATGCCGTCGGTCAAGTCCGACACCCTTCGAACCCGGACGGGCCGCCGGGGCCGTTGGGCGTCGAACGCCTCCTGCACCGCCCGCCAGTTCGGGTACCGCCGCTCGTAGTCGGCCAGCGACAGCCGCGGCGCCTTCAGCTTGCCGTCGGCCGCCAGCCGCTCGTCCTGCGCCCGCACCGCCGACCCCCGCGGGCACCGGCACACCACCGCCAGCGTGTACCGCGGCTGGGTCGGGCGGTTCGGCATCGGCAGCATCCCGGCCAGCCCGCCGGTCGTCTGATCCCGGCCGGGGTGCGGCACCACCACGAACCCGGTGTTCCCGCACTCGTCGCACCCGGACGGGTGGTCCACCGCGTCGCGGGTGGCCGCCGCCGTCCGCCGCCGCCGCACCTGTTCGACCGCCCGGATGATCTCGGCCCGCTGCCTGTCCGGGTACGGGGACGAGTTGGCGTCCGCGTGCAGCCGTTTGGACGCCTCGACCAGTTCGTCCTCGCGGTACACGGCCGCCCACTGCTCGCCCCACGAGTGCAGCGTGTCGATCGCCTCCTGGTTCATCCCGAACAGCTTGGCGTGCCACAGCACCCAGCGGTCCCACCAGTCACCCGCCATACGGCTTGCCCTCCCTGGCCTCCCGCTCCTTGATCGCCCGCAGCCGGCGGGCGTACTTGTCCTCGCCCGGCGGCGGGGCGGTCGCCGCGGCCGGGTCGTCCCACTGTCCTTCCATGACGCGGACGACGAAGTCCGGGTCGCGGAGGAACGTGTCGATGTGGATGCCTTTGCCGAACTTCGCGTCTAGCCCCTTCGCCTTCGCAGACCGCCCAAGCCGCATCACCGCCTCACGCCACACGCTCGCCCAATACCCGTCGGCCAGCCTCATTTGCCACCACCCCACCCGCTGCGGGGTGCGGCGGATGCCGCCGGGGGCGTCGTGGCCGGGCAGCCGGCATTCGCTCCAGGATTGCGCCAGAGCGTCGAACGGCTCCGACCCGTCCGAGTGGCCGTCCGCACCCGAGTTCGTGGCGCCGCGGGCCGCCGCGTCAGACGGCATGCGGGTCGTGGCCGAACTGGTCGCGGTGTCGGATCGCGGGTCGTCAGGTCGTTCGGGGGGTGGGGGGGTGTCTTTCTCTTCCTCCTCTTCTCTTCTCTTCTCTTCTCTAGGTGACGCGCTCGTAACGCCGGGAGCGTTACGGTCGGCGTGACGGTTCGCGTTACGGTCTGCGTTACTTCCGGCCCGATGGCGGGCCGCCCGCTTCGCCCCAAGTGCTCGCCGCTTCGCGCCTTGCGAGTTGTACCGCTCGAAGTCCGGAAACCCGATGCCGCCGGTCGGACACCCGTCGAGTTCTTTGAGCCACCCCACCGCGATCATCGCTTCGGCGAACCCCGTCGCGCCGACGTAACGGTCCAGCCACGCGCGCGTAACGCTCGGTGCGTTACCGCTATCCAGGTGTTTGTTGGCCCAACTCCAGAGCTTCAGCAGCCGGCCGACGACCCCGTATTCGTCAATTCCGGTGGAGTCGGAGATGGCGACAACATCCGGGTCGTCGATCAGGTCGCACCGCATCTGAATCCAGTCGCCCGCCATGTCGGTGTCCCCGCGGCCCTCGGGTCAGCCCGGAAGCATAGCGCCGGCCAGCGCGCGGGCCTGGTTCACCTCCACGGCATTACCCACCTGCCGCACCTGCTCGCCGCGGTTGCCGGTGAGCTTGTAGCCCGCCGGGAAGCCCATCGCGGCGGCCAGCTCGTGCGGCTGCAACATGCGGAACCGGATGTCGAGGCCGACCGCCCGGCATTCCGGTTCGACCAGCCCGAACCGGTCTTTCGCCGTGACGGTGGCGAGCGGGTCGGCGGTCGAGTCCGCCACCCCGGAGCCGTAGTACGGGACGATCAGCGCGTTGCACCCGCCGTTGGTAGCGTCGATCGTTCGCACCGGCTGGCCGATCCCGTCAACGTCCATCTGTTGGAACTTTCGGTGCGGGAGCAGGAACGGCTCGCACACCGCGTACTGGTTGCTCGTCGTCATCGTCCCCAGCGGCTCGCCGACCGACTTGACCCGGCAGGCGTCGTCCCCGGAGTGCGCCACCTTGCACACGAACGGCTCGATCAGGGCCGTGTGGCTGCCGCCGGCGGTGATCGTCGGGTGTGGGTCGCCGATGTCGCGGGCCGTCGTCTCCAACGCCGCCGGGTCGGTCCCCCGCATGTCCGCCAGGAACGGCTCCACCAACGCGTGCGTGACCCCGCCGGCGACCACGGTCGGGAGCGGGGCGTCGGTCGGGTGGCACCGCGGGGCCTGCCCCGGCCGCTCGCCGTAGTTGGTGGGCACGATGAACGCGAACCGGTTCCCCTGGCTGGTGATGGTGGGCACCGGCTCGTTCAGCGACCGCACCGCCCGGCCGTCGTTCCCCCGCTCCTTCAGGTAGTTCATGGCCACCAGGAACGGCTCGGCGGCCACCCCGCCGAACTTCCGCAGCCCGGCCTCGATCCGCTTCAGGGTGTTCCCGCTCAGCGGCCGCTTGCGGGTGAAGATGCTCTCCCCGGACAGGGTCCAGTCGATGATCTCGCGGGCCGCCCGCCACCGCGGGAGGGAGCCGAACAGGTTCGGGTCGGGGTTCCGCTCGTGCGTCGGGCCGGGCCAGCGGAGATCCCGCCGCCCCTTGACCGCCTGGATGAACATCCGCCGGCGGGAGGTGGCCGCCCCGTAGTCGGCCGCGTTCAGCGTCTTGTACGCCACCCGGTACCCGCTCGCCTCCAGAGCGCTGATGAACGCTCTAAACGTTTCGCCCCGCTTGCTCTTGAGCGGCTTGCCGTCCGCCCCGAGCGGCCCCCACGAGGTGAACTCCGGCACGTTCTCGATCAGCACCCGGTCCACCTTCAGGGCGTTCACCCACTCCAGCACCACCCACGCGCTCGCCCGCGACTGGTCGTTCTTCGGCTTGCCCCCGCGGGCGTTCGAGTGGTGGGTACACTCCGGGCTGGCCACCAGCAGGTCGTCGCCGGCGGCCACCGCCTCCGCCGCCGACCGGGACATGGCCGCCTTCCACTTGCGGAACGCGGCGTGGCATTGCGACTGCAACCCCTTCGGCACCAGCGCCCAGTGCGACCCGCACAGCAGCTTGTTCACGCTGATCCGGCGGTCGCAGCCGGCCGCCTTGCACCCGTGGACTGCCATCACGCCCCCCGTTTGAGGTTCGGGTCCGCCACCAGCCGCCGCAGGTCGCGGGCGACCGTCACCGCCTGCTCCAGCACCCGCGGGTCGGCCCACGCGCCGTTCCGGGCGGCGCACGCCGCCACGATCGTCACCGCGTGCTTCAGGTCCACCGCCTCAACCGCCTCGGCAATCGTCACCCCGTCCGGCCGCACCACCAGTTCGCCCGCGGCGGTGCGGGGCGGTTCGGCGGGCGGGTTCGCCGCCGCCTCGGCGCGGGCGAACGCCTCCCGCAGCTCATCGACCGCCGCCGCCGCCCCGTTCGGCAGGAGCGCGCCGGCCGGCCCGTCCCGGAACGCCAGCACCCGCCGGATGGCCGCCGACAGTTCGTCGTTCGCGTCGCTCACGCCAAGCCCTCGTCGCCGTGGGGGGTGGCGCCCGCCGGCGGTCGGCGGGCGCCGGGGTTTCGCTCACCGGCAACCGTTCGGCCCGCAGGCGGTCGCCCGCGGGAGGGCCAGCGTGCCGGCGGTCTGGAACGCCCCGCCGGCCGGCGTCCGCACCGGCCCGGTCTGGGGCTGGCCGTAGATGGCCGTCGCGTACCACCCGCCGGGGCCGCGGGCGACGCCCACCTCCCGCACCGGCAGCCGGCCCCAGTAGCAGCAGTGCCGCACCGCGTCGTCGGCACTCACCGACGAGAACCCGCACCCCTCGTGGGTGCCGCCGCCCAGCCCGCCGCCGGGGTGGAAGCACCGCCCGGCCCGCGCCTGGGTTTCGGCCTTCGCCTGGGCCAGCCCGCCGCCGCTCGAGGCCGTCACGGTGGCGGTGGACGGCCCCGCGGCCGCCGCGGTCGCCGTCACCGTCGATTGGGCCGGGGCCGGCTGGCCCCGCCCGCCGAACACCCGCTGGAACACCCGCGGGCGGGCGTCCGCCGCCACACCGGTGACGGCCACCGCCGCCGCCGTCATCAGGAACCGCTTCATCTCGAACTCCGTGAGGGTGGGTGCCGGGGGTTGTTCCCGGCACCCGGTCGCAACAGGCGAGCGGGGTTGGCTTGTGGCTCCGCTCGGGCCGCGCGTCTCCATGGCGCACCGCGGGGGTTGGGGGTGCCGACAGGAAACCGCTGTCGTCACGGCTCGCCCGGTCGGGCGGCGGGCGGGGGAACGGCAGGCTCATCGCGTCCCTCCGCGGGGGTCACCTCCGCACCGGGGCCGTCGGCAGCGGCGCCGCCAGCCGGATCGTCTCCCCGGCCGGCCGCGGCGGGGCGTCCCACGCCGGCCGGGAGACGGTCGTGTGCCCCGCCGGCCGGCCAGCCGGCCTCTCCGCCGCCACCGCCACCGCCACCGCCACCGCCACCACCGCCATCCCGAACGCGATCATCTCGAACCCTCCGTGCGGGGCGGCGAGCGGCCGCCCCGGTCCTCAGTCGGTCACCCGCTCGGCCCGCTCGCCGAGCTGCTCGATCACCCGCCCGTCGTCGATCAGCACCCCGCCGACCGACAGGCACAGCTGCGCCACCGGCAGCACTTCCGTCGTCTCACTCCCGTCCGCCCGGTTCCGCAGCACCACCGTGGCGGTGGCCGCCCGCCGGTCGTACCGGGTCACCCGCTCCACCACCTCGGCGTGCGGGGCGCGGTACACCGTCAGCTCCGCCCGCCCGATCAGGTCCGTCGTCATCGCCAGCCTCCGTGGTACGAGCGGCGGGGTATGCCACCTCGGTTGCATTTTTGCAACCCTACTTCGGGTGCCGCCCGCCCAGGTCGCGGAACCGGGCGAGGAACAGCGCCTCCGCCTGCTCCGGGCCGACCGGCACGATGCGGTCGGGCAGCACGGCGAACCCGTTCGCCTCCTGGTGCCGCCAGTCCGGGTGGAGCGGGGCCATCAGGTCGCGGGCCTCGGTCGCCAGCAGCACCTCGTCCGCCCGGTCCACCTCCGCCCACAGCCAGTCGGCGACGGGTCCCGGCGGCATCACCCACCCGAGCGCCGGCAGGATGACCCCGAGCAGCCTCATCTCGGTCTTCTTCACCGGCTCGAACGCCACGCCCACGACCGTGTACAGGTGCCGCTTGAGCGGGCGGCTGAGGTCGCCCAGGTACGCCTCGGCCGCGTCGTGCAGGAGCGCCAGCAGGGCGGCCGCCGGGTGGACGACGTGGGACGCCAGCACGCTGTGCTGGGCGACCGAGTAGTGCGCCGCCTTCACGTGCCCGGTGAACCGGCACAGGCGGGCGAGCGCGTGGGCGACGTCCGCCACCCGCACGTCCTCCGGGCGGGGGTCGAGCGGGTGCACCTTCACCCCGGTGAAGGTCTGCACCCAGTCCCCGCGGCGGGGGACCGGCGGTTCGTCGGGGGCGGCGGTCGGGGCGTCCATGCGGTCCTCCGCGCGCGCCCGGCCGGGGCCGTGTTGAACGGCCGGGCGGGGCGTGGTGGTGAACGGGTCAGTTCTTGAGGGCGGACAGGTCGGCGTCGGCGTCGTCGAACAGCTTGCCCGGCGGGGCCGGGGGCGGGTCGTCCGCCGCGTCGAGCCGGCGGGCCAGGTCGTCCGGGGAGCCGGGCGGGTCGTCGGCCGGTTGCACGTCCGGGGGCAGGTACGCCGCCAGGTGCTGCGGCACCCCCTCGTCCCCCGCCTCGTCCAGGGCGGCGGCGGTCACCAGTTCCACCGACAGCGGCATCCGCTTGGCCAGCTTGCGGACGCACGTCTTCAGGGCCATCTCGTGGAACCCGTCCGGGTCGTACCACGGCCCGCTCTTGAACTGGCGGCTGGTGGCGAACCGGTCGCGGTGGGCGGTCGCCTCCCGCACCGTCAGGTGCTCGAAGTCGGTCCCGCCGTTGGTCAGTTCGATCGCCACGTAGTAGTCCGTCACCGGGCGGTCGTTGTCCCGCTGCGGGTGGTGGACGAGCCGGTTCTCCAGCCCGCGGGTGAACTCGAACCGGTCGCCCTCGCGGACCCGCACCGGGGTGATGCGGCGGAGGCGGTCGGAGCGGTGGGCGAGGGTGACGTACCCCTTGTACCCGACCACCAGCGTCACCTCCTTGCAGTTCTTCTTCCGGTTGTTGAACGGGAGCAGGTACGCCTCGCCCGCCGGCCCGCCGATGACGAGGCCCATCTGGGCCGCCGCCAGCACCCCGCCGAACAGGGACAGGGGGGTGCAGTCGGCCAGGCCGGGGTTCCGCTGCACCTCGGAGATGAGCGCCCGCACCATCCGCGGGCCGGCCCCGGCCAGCACCCGCGGCAGGCTGTGGTTGATCTGGGCCATGATCAGCCCGCCCAGCCGGTCCAGCCCCTTCGCGTCGGTCGGCGTCTTCCACTGCCGCATCGGGTCGTCCGCCGGCCTGGCCAGCGGGTTGTTCGGCCTCGACATCCGCACCTCCCTGGGGTTAGTCGCCATCGCCCACCGCCTTCGCCTGGGTCGCCCGGAACAGCACGTAGGGTTCGCGGTCGTACTCCACCCGCCGGCCGGCGACGAACGAGCGGGTGAGCCGGAACGGGCCGGCGGTCGCCTTCTGGTGGTCGCCCATCAGGGCCTTCACCCGCTCCGTCAGCTCGTCGTACTTCGCCTCCGCCTCGCGCCTCACGTCCGCGTAGGCCTTCCGCCGGGCGAGCAGGGCGGCGGCCTCCTCGCCCAGGTCGATCACCGACCCGTGCCGCACCACCAGCTTCACCGCCTCGTCCCGCCAGCGGCCCTCCCAGTCGGCCGCCGGCGGCACCCGCGGCACCACGTGCTTCTCGACGAACTCGGCCTCCACCGCCGTCAGCCAGTCGTACAGGTCGCGGTCGAACGCCACCCGGAACACCCGCAGCTCCCAGTCGATCACGTTCAGGGCGGCCACGTCAACGAAGTCGGCCGCCGCCACCCCGCCCTGGTGCGTCACCTGCACCCGGTACCCGGCCGGCACCTCGCCGGTCATCTCGTCGCCCCAGTCGGCCCACGAGACGACCGTCTTCACCTCCACCGGGTTGCCGTCCGGCCGCACCCGGTCGGTGGTGGCGAACTGCCACGCCCGCTCCGGGTGCCGCACCAGCCGCCCGAGTGCGAGCGGGGTGCCCATCCGCTCCGCGTACTTGCGGGCGACCAGATCCTCCAGCTCGATGCCGCGGAGCAGGAACCCGGTCGGGTCCGGGTCCGGCACCTCCTCCACCTTGCTCCGGTACACGCTCGCCGCGTCCCGGAACCCGACGCCCACCAGGTTCGGGGCGTCGCTCGACCCGATCCCCGTCCGCCGCTCCGCCAGCCACTCCCGCCGCTGGTCGTGGGTCATCCGTCCCCTCCGTGGTCGGGGGCCGCCGGCCGCGCCGCCGCGTCCAGGGCGTCCCGGATCAGGTCGATCAATCCCCGCTTCAGGTCGGCCGCCGGCACCGTCGCCGCCAGCACGCAGCCCGGCTGCGGGGAGGTGTCGTACACCACCACCCGCACCCGCCCCGGCTCGGCCGGGTCGAAGTTGAACACCGCCGCCGCGTCGCCCAGGTGGGCCGGGGTGAGCCGGGCGGCCTGCTCGGCCGCTTCCCCGACCGCCATCTCCCGCACGTCCGGCCGGGCCAGGCGGGCGAGCGGGACGGCGGTCGGGGCGGTGCCGTCCGCCCCGCGGAACGCCTGCCGCCCGTCGCCGTCCATCAGGCGGCCCCCCGGTCGGTGTCCGCCGGCTCGCGGCCGTCGATCTCCTCGGGCAGCACGTCCATGCCGCCGTTCCCGTACTGGCTGGACCGCACCTCGTACTCCAGGCTCACCCCGGTCGCCCGCCGGCGGGACACCACCCCGACGATCACGTACCGGTCCCGGTAGTCCGGGTCCGGCCCCTTGTGCCTATCCCGCTTCAGCGTCACCACGTCCCCGATCTGGAACTCCACCGACATGGAACACCTCCGTGAGGAACGGTCGGACCAGGGCGGACACCGCCGCCGCGTGGACGCACCCGCGGTCCGGCCGGCACCGCCCGCCGTCGCACGTGCAGGTGGTCCGCTCCGGGCCGACCGCCACCCGGTACGGCCCGGCCGCCTTGTGCAGGTGCTGCAACAGCAGCACGAACCCGTCGAACGGCACCAGCCCCTCGACCGCCGCCCCGTACACCCGCTGCTCCGGCTTGCCGGCGAACGGCTTCACCCGCACCCCGAGCAGCCCGTCGACCGGGGTCGCCCCGACGCCCAGGCCTGGGGCGGCCAGCCACCCCCACTCCCGCAGTTCGTAGTGGTCCGTCGGCGGGAGCTTGCCGGTCGCCACGCGGGGCAGGCGGATCGTCACGCCGCCACCGCCGGCACCAGCCGGGCGCGGGCCGACCGCCGCACCGCCTGCGGGCACCCGCCGGGCGGGTCCGGGGGCGGCGGCGGGGACGCCGGTTCGAGCACCGCCGCCGGCAGGTCCGCCACCAGCCCGCGGGGGTCGGCCGCCCGCACCGTGTCCGGCAGCCACGTGTCGTACACCAGGAACGTCGTCCCGGCCGGGTACTCCCGGCGGGCGCCGCGGGGGAACACCACCACCGCCGCCGTCAGCCGCACCTTCTGGTTCGGGTGGAACCGCACGTCGCACCTCCTGTTCCCGGTGTCATCGGCCGGGCCGCACCCGCCGGATGCGCCGCCCCGGCGGCCGGTTCGCTCAGCCGGCCCCGTCCGCCCACTCGCCCGGCAGCACCCCGTACCGCCGCACGGCCGCGACGGCCGCCGCTACTTCTTCGACCGGCACCCCCAACTCGCCCGCCATCGCCGGGGCGGTGAGCGGCACGCCGGGGTGCAGGGTGGGCCAGAAGGCGGCCGCGTACAGCAGCTGTTCCGTCACCTCCAGCCACCGCCAGTCCGCCTTCGGGTGGACCGGGAACGCGGCCCGCACCAGCCGCCGCACCACGTGCATCGGGGCGTCCGCCGGGGTCGGCAGTTCGCCCAAGAGCCGCACCACCGCCGACGCCCGCTTCCGGCTCAGCTTCGCCCGCCGGGTGGGGGCCAGGTGCCGCTCCTCGCCGGGCCGCAGGGCGAACACCCGGCGACGCACCGGCCCGCCGCGGCGGGTGACGAACACCCGCGACCAGACCGAGCGGATGACCAGTTCCGGCTCGCCCGCGGGGGCGGCGGCCGGGTTCTGGGCGAGCGCGGGAACCATGCCGTGCCTCCGGGTGACGAACCCCGTGCCTGCCGTGCCTCGTCTCGCCACGTCGCGCTTTGCCAGGCCATGCGAGTGCGGGACTCGCCACGACACGACTCGCCCGCCGCGCCTCACCGCCCCCGCTTCCGCAGCCCCATCTTCACCTGGTAGTCCAGTAACGCATCCCACCCTTCGGACACCACGACCCGCAACTCCGCCCGGCTGATCCGCAGCGGCGTTCGGTGCTTGCTCAGGTGCGGCGGCCGGTGGTCGCTGAGCAAGTGCAGGTAGTTCGCTCGGAACGACCGCTCCTGGTGCGGCTCGAACCCCAACACCGCCATCGCCTCCTTCAGCCCGACGAACTCGGCCGCCGGCGGGTTCCTGCTCCGTGGCATTCCTCACCTCCTGCGTGTGGGCGTCGCCGTCACTTGCCGGCCGCCCGGATGCGGGCCTCGGCGCGGGCGCGGACGTCCGGCGGCAGGGCGTTGAACCGCCGCTCGATGACCTTGCGGAGCAGCGGGTCCACGATCTCCGCCACCGACACCCGCTGAAACCAAGCGATCTCGCCCAGCATCTTCGCCAGGTCGGCGGCGACGCGGAGGTGGCGGGTTCGCGGTCGTGGCGTCGTTGCCATGTGGTCTTGTCTCCGTGGTTCTCTGTATACAGTGACACAATCCGCGGGTCAATGCAAGTCGGAAAGAATCTTGACGGGGGAGCGAATAAACCCGAAACTGTTACCGCGTTAACGGAGAATCACCGTGACACTCGTAGCCGAGGCGAGCGTGGCGAAACAGGAGCGGGACGGCGGGCCGCCCCCGCGGAAGACGAAGCACGTGCGGGTGCGCACCGACCTGGCGGTCATGATCACCGAGATCTGCAAGTACCTGAAGCAGGACCAGTCCGACTACCTGGACCAGATCCTGCGGCGGTCGGTGGTCCCGAAGCACCGGGAGCTGAAGCCGCTCATCGACCGGCAGAAGGCTGAGGCGGAGAAGGCCCGCCGTCAGGCGGGGGACAGCCCGGGCTGACCGCCCCGGCGGCCGGCCCGCCGACCTGAACCACGTCGTCGTACCCGCCCGATTCGTGGTGGACGGTGAGCGCCGCCCAGTCCCAGTCCGCCCCCCAGCACGCGTCGACCAACTTCCGGACCTCTATCCGCAACTGCTCGACGGTCATGCCCCACCCCTTCCCGGAGAACCGCTCGTGGTCCCGATGATCGGCGTCCTAATTGGCGTGTACGCCTGTGCCCGGCTAATCACGGCCGCCGCGATGGTGCCCGGCGACCCGACCGCCCGCGAGCACAGGCGGCGGGTGACGCTCGTCGTCCTCGTCACCTTCCCCGCCGCCCTGGCGGTCGGCTACCTCACCTTCCAGCTGTCCCAGGCCGGGACTCGGACGCCCGACCCCGAGTCCCGGCTGCCGACCCGTCACCCGGTCGAGCCGGTGCCGCCGCCGCTCACCCGCTGACCGCCGGTCGGGGGTGCGTCCGGCCCGTCCGCGTGCGACAATCCCGTGGCCGCCGCCCCGGCGTCCGAGCAGCCCCGCCGGCTGCCGCCGGGCGGCCGCGCCCCCACGGGAGTTCTTTCATGTCCACCTTCGCCGCGAAACTGCTGCTGGCGTCCGCGCTCGTGTCGACCGGCATCCTCGCCACCGCCGGGGCGGTGGCATTCGCCGGGCCGGCGACGCCGGAGGCCCCGCCGGCGTGCCTGTGGCGGTACACCGGGCCGGTGTCCGGCTGGCAGCTGGTGTCCGACGGCTGCCACGGCGCCTGCACCGCCCCGCCCGGGCCGGGCGACTACGTCGGCCAGCAGGACTTCACTCCGTGTGACGCGACCGCTTCCGGTCCAGGGCGGTGAGCACCAGCGCCGAGTCCCGGTAGCCCGCCTCCGCCGCCCGCTGGTACCACCAGCGGGCCTGCCGCTCGTCCCCCCGGCCCAGGGCGATCTCCCCGCGGAGGTGCCACCCGGCCGGGGTGTCCAGCTCCAGGTCGATCAGCCGCCGGGCGGCGTCGTACTCCCCGGCCGCGATCAGCTTCACCGCCCGCCCCTCGGCCGCCCCCGGGTCCGGCCGGCCGCTCGCCCCGGCCCCGGCCGCCGCCGGCCACGCCAGCCAGGCCGCCACCGCCAGACCGACCGCCACCGCCGCCGCCCCGCCGGCGGCCGCCGGGCGGTCCCGCACCGCCGCCGTCAGGGCGGCCAAGTGGTGCCCCGCCCCGGCCACCCCGGCGGCCGTCTCCCGCGCCGCGACCCGGGCGTCTTCCACCGCCGCCCGCGCCCGCGGCACGTCCGCCGCCGCGGCCAGCGCCGCGGCCGCCGCCGCGATGTGCTCGCGGGTGCGGCCCACCCCCGTCTCGGCCAGCCGCAGGAACGCCGCCGCCTTGCCCGCCGGGGTGCCCGGCAGCGGCGTCGGCGGCTCCACGTCGCACTCGCACTCGCTCTCGCACCGGCGGCCGGGGTGACTCACGGGCGGCTCCTGGGATGGCGGGTATGGTACAGCGGGCGGGACCGGGGGGCGCGCCCCGTTTTCCGGCGGGGCGCGGCCCGCCGGGCGGAACCGCTAGCCCGGCCGCGGGTTGGCGAGACGCAAAAACCCGTCCCCGTCGGCCGCGATCAGCCCGTGGGCGGCCAGCCGGACCAGCCGGTCGCGGAACCCGCCGCACCAGGCGTACCCGGTCCCCTCGGCCACCTGCCGCGGGGAGAGCGGGTGCGGGCTGTCCCGCAGCAGGGCGAGGATCGCCTCCCCCCACGCCGTCTTGGCAAGGTCCGGCGGGGCCGGCGGGGGGACGGACAGGTCGGCGATCGGTCGGCCGTCGGCGTCGAACGGCACCACCCGCGCGACCAGCCGGCCGTCGCACACCAGCCCGTGGCGGATGACGGCGCGGAGGTCGGGCGGGGACGGCGGGCAGGCGGACATGGGCGGGCACCGGGGCGGGCGGGGCGGGCGGTGGGGTGGGTGAAGGGGGATTGCGATCGGCGGCCGGGGGTGGACGCGGGTTCCGGAAAATTTTTCCCGCCGCGGTTCCCCCGCGGCCGGCGGTCGGGTATGCTGCCGCCCGCCACCCGGAAGGAGTCCGCTCACGGGCCGCGTGTTCCGGCCCACCTACACCAAGTCCGGCCCCGGCGGCACCCGCGTGCGGAAGAAGGTGCGGGTGCGGTACACTGGCTGGCGGCGGGGGTGTTGACGCACCCCCGCCGCCCTAAACACAACCGCCTTCGTGGAGGACGGCTAGCCGCCGGAGAAACCCAAGCCGGCCTCGCGCGTGACTACCGGGTCAGCACGGCCGCCATTCACTTCATCCACACCGGCCGCAGTCGGACCAGCGTGCCGGCCGTCCCAACCCAGGAGGGGAACGGCGATGGGCAGAGTGTTCAAGCCATTTTGGACGAAGAAGGGTGACCCGAAGAGACACTATACAAAGTCATATTATGCGGAGTACACCGACGCCGCCGGCCGGCAGCGGCGGGCGAAGGGGTTCGCCGACCGCGGGGCGACGCTCCAGCTGCTCGCCCGGCTGGAGCGGGAGGCGGCGATGGTCCGCGCCGGGCTGCTCCCGCCCGGGGCGGCCGATCTGGCCCGCCCGCTGGCGGCGCTGTTCGCCGAGTACGCCGGACTGCTGGAGGCCCGGCAGCTGGCCGCCCGGCACGTGCGGAACGTGCGGGCCTGGGTGCCGGCGGTGCTGGCCGCCTGCAAGTGGCACCGGGTGGCGGACGTCGACGCCGACCGGCTGGTCGGCTGGGCGGGGGCGAAGCGGGCGGGCGGGTGCAGCCCGGCGACGGTGAACGGGCACCTGAGTGCGGTGAAGGCGTTCGTCCGGTGGGCGTGCGGGAAGGCCGGGGTGGCGTACCCGCTGGGCGGGGTGCGGCGGCTGAACGAGGCGGTGGACCGCCGCCGCAGCCGCCGCATCCCCACCCCGGACGAGCTGGCCCGGCTGATCGCCGCCGCCCCGGCCAACCGCCGCCGCCGCGGGGTGGCGGTGGGCGGGGCGGACCGGGCCATGCTGTACCGGGTGGCCGCCGGCACCGGGCTGCGGGCGAGCGAGCTGGCCAGCCTCACCCCGGACAGCTTCGACCTGTCCGCCCCGGCCGTCACCGTGGCGGCGGCGGACAGCAAGGGCCGGCGGGAGGAGGTGGTGCCGCTGCCGGCCGCGTTGGCCGCCGCCCTGCGGCCGTGGCTGGCGGGCAAGCCGCCGGGGGTGCGGGTGTGGCCGGGCGACTGGGCGAAGGTCCGCCGGCAGGTGGGCTGGCTGGCCTGGGACGTGCGGCGGGCCGGGGTCGCCGAGTTCGACGACCGGGGCGACCGGCTCACCTTCCACGCCTTCCGCGCGTACTACATCACCCACCTGATCCGGGCCGGGGCGGACGTCAAGCAGGTGCAGACGCTCGCCCGCCACCGCAACGTCGCCACCACCCTCGACCACTACGCGCGGGTGGACCCGGCCGCGCTGAAGGGTCTGGCCGACCGGCTGCCGGACCCGGACCGCTTGCGCGGGACTTGCGCGGGACTGCCGCCGATTGCCGCCGATTGCCGCCGAAAGCGTGGGCGGACCGCCACCGCCGCGGCGTTCCGGCGGTCCGCCGGAACGTGACGAAACCGCTAGAAACCCAGCGGGCCAGCGAGCGGTCCGCCGGACCCGCCCGGCCCGCCGCCCGGCCCGCTTGCGGAACCGCTCCAGCCAGTCGAGCTGGATGGCGGATCTGCGGACCGCCTCATTTCCGTGGGGGTTTCGCCCGACCCGCCGCCCGCTTGCGCCCCGCTTGCGCGGCGGCGGCCGGACCGACGGCGGGCGGGGGCAGCCGCTTCGCCCGGGCGAACGCCTCCAGCGCCGTCTTCACCTGGAACCCCCGCTTCAGCCCGGTGCGGCGGCACAGCTCGGCCACCACCGGCTTGAACGCCGCGTCCACCCGCACCTCGGCGTACTCCAGCCCGTCCAGCCGGCGGGTCCGCGGGGCGAGCGGCTTCCTGGTCACCCGCTGCCCGGACAGCGGCCCGGCGGGCAGCCCGGCCACCGCCGGCTCCCCCGCGCGGGCCAGCCGCCGGCAGTACCACAGGAGCACCACCTCCATCAGCTCGCCGGCCGTGCGGTGGCCGGCCGACTCGCCGATCCGCGCGTCCAGCCACGGCACCCACGCCATCGGCACGTACAGGTTGTACCCGGCCCGCCGCCCCGCCTTCGGGTCGCCCGCCCTCATAGGCTCCCTCCGTTTGATCCCCCGGCGTGCAGGATAGCCCGCCGGCCCGGCCGGGGCAACGCGAACGGGCCGGGGCGGGTGCCCCGGCCCGCCGCCCCCACCCCCGACCGGCCTCAGCCGGCGAACGTCTCCGGCGTCTGCCCATTCTTGATCGCGTCCAGAATCCGCTGCACCAGGTCGGCGATCTGCGGGCCGAACTGGATCACCAGTTGGAGGATCACCCCGAACCACGTGCCGGCCGCCACCCCGCTCAACCCGCCCGTCTCCCGCAACTGTCGCATCACCTCCAGCACCGCCCGCAGGCGGGTGAACCCGGCCCCCTTCGCTTTCGGCGCCGCCTCCTCGTCGATCCCTGCCTTGAACGCCTCGAACAAATTGAACTCGTCGTGCCCGGGGTGGGCCGTCGTCGTCGCGTCCATCGTCGCACCTCGTTTGGGTTGGGCGAAGGTCGAACAGGGGACCGGCCGACGCCGCCCGTCGGCCGCGGTCGGGGTCACCGCCACTCCCACCGGACGACCCGGACGCACCGCCCGTGGCGGCACTCCAGGTGCGTCACCGGCACCAGCCGGGGGGCGGGCGGGGCGGCGGGCGGGCGGGCGGCCGTCGGCACCGGGCAAGCCGGGTCCGGGCAGACGGTGACGGGGACGGTCATCGTGACCGGGGCGGGCATCAGCACCGGGGCGGGCGTGGTGATGGGGTCGGCCCCGAACAGCGTCGCCAGCAGGATCAGGGGCATCGGCTCAGCCCTCCATCTTCGGGTGCGTGAGGTGGCGGCGGATGGCCCCGCCGTCGATCCGCCCCGGCCCGAAGTCCACGTCCAGCCCCGGCCGCCCGGCGTCCGTGTTGAAGTGGCGGAACGTCATCCGGTACCACAGGCCGCTCGGCCGCGGCAGCCCGTTCGTCGCGTGCCACTCCTCGACCAGGGCCATGCACCCGGTCACGTGCGGGGTGGCCATCGAGGTGCCCGAGATCGAGTTGTACCAGCCGCCCGGCCACGCCCCGACGATCCCCACCCCCGGCCCGCCGGTGGCGATCGAGGTGGGCAGCTCGCCCGGCGAACTGAACCCGGCGACGGCCCCGGTGCGGTCGTAGGCGGCGACGGCCAGCGAGGACGGGTCGTTGCCGGGGTACTCCCAGCGGTTCGGGCGGCTGTTCCCGGCGGCGGCGACGAACTTCCCGCCGGCCGCCACGTACTCGGCCAGCGCCTGCGACAGGGCCGCGTCCCGCCCCCCGCCGCCGATGCTGGCGCTCATGAGCGTCGCCCGCTTCCCCGCCTTCAGCCGCTCGGTGCCCAGCCGCACCGCCCGCGTGATGCCGGACGTGGCCCCCTGACCGGAGTTGGCGAGCACCTTGTAGATTCGCAGCCCCACCTGCGGGGCGACGCCCACGGCCGGGCTGGCCCCGCCGATGGTGGACGCCACGTGCGTGCCGTGCCCGTTCCGGTCCTCCACCGACTCGCCGGGGACGAAGCTCTCGGCCTCGACGATCCGGCCGCGGAACTCGGGGTGGTCGGTGTCGATGCCGGTGTCCAGCACGATCACCTCCACCCCCTCGCCGGACAGCCCGAGGGACCGCAGCGCGTCCACGCCGCAGAACGCCATCCCCCAGTTCTCCGGGGCGGCGGCCAGGGTGCCGAACGTGTCGTCGATGGTGTACGGCGGCAGCGTCAGGATCGGGTCGTTGGTCATTTCAGCAGCCCCCGGATGTCGGCGTCGGTGGTCGGCATCGGCTTGATCACGGGCGGGTCGGGCAGGCGGATCGTCCGCCCGTCGGCCACGTACTCCCACGTGAGCAGCAGGGGCAACGCCCTCCCCTTCAGCTTCTCCTGGGCCGCCTGCGGCAGTTCGCCCAGCGGCATCTCGGCGTACCCGTGCCCGGCGGCGGACACCTCCGCCCAGGCGGGCAGCTTCATCGCCGCGACGACCGCGGCGGGGCGGCCGACGCCGCTCGGGTACACCACCTGGAAGAACCGTCTGCCGGACGGCGGGGCGGGCTTGTCCGGGTCCGTCGGCTTGTCCGGCGGGCGCGTCACCGGGGGCGGGGCGGTGCCGATCACCACCGTGGTGACGGCCGGCTCGCTCGCCCCGTCTTGGTTCCCCGCGTAGCTCAGCAGCCGGAACCGCCCGGCCTTCTGGGCGACCACCACCGTGGCCGTCTCGTCCTTCAGCATCCCGGCCGGGAACACGCTCAGGCCGGGGTCCAGGGCGACGAACTTGGCCGCCGCCGCCCCGGCGATCGTCGCCCGCACCGTCACGAACGCCGACACCTCGCCCGGCACCTCGGCCGGCAGGGTGACGACCGGCGGGGCCGCGGCCCCGCCGGCAGCCGCCGCCACCGCCGCGAGAAGGGTAATCGCTGCACGTCTCATGCGTCCTCCGGTTGGGGTTGTGCCCGGTCGGGTGGCGGCGGCCCGCCGGCCGCGGCGCGGCCGACACCGGCGGCGGCGGCCGCCCGCACCTCCCGCCGCACCGCCCGCACCTCGTCCGCCATCCGGTCCTTCTGCCACTCGGTCAGCCGGCCGTGGCGGACGGCCACGTCCAGCAGACTCTCCACCCGCCGCAGGACGGCCGTCCCCCGGCGGTACAGCACCGCCACGGCGACGACCAGGACGGCCACCACCCCGCACAGGACCGCCACCAGCGCGGCGATCAGGTCGTACTCCGCGTCCAGGCGGGTGAGGATGGCGTGGTTCGCCGCCGCCGCCTCGTACACGTCGGTGGTCACAGCTGGCCCTCCGGCGGCGCCGCGGTGGGGGTTTCGCCGGCCGCCGCCCACCGGCGGAACGGGATCTTGTGCTGACCCATCAGGTCCTCCAGGTGCTGGATGTGGGCGAGCAGCCGCACCTCCCGCACCTCGGCCAGGTGCATCCGCTCCCGCAGCTGGTCGATCTGCCGCTGGTGCTCCTCGTTCCGCGCGTCCATCTCCGCCTGCAGCGACTGCACCTTGGCCATCGTGCGGTCGAGCAAATCCTTGTACCGCCCGATGGCCGTATCCTCGTCTTCCCGGTGGTCCTTGCGGGCCTCCCGCCGCCGCTGGGTGAGGTAGTTCGCCGCCCACGTGACGGCGCCGCCGAACAGCCCGGTGGCGGTGACGAGCAGGACGGTCTTGCCGTCCTCGGTCGCGAGCAGCACTACCCACCCCCTTCCGAATCACGCCCGGACAACCCCGCGTGGGACGCCAGTTTGAACCGCACCACCCGCCGCCCGCCGCCGTCGTCCGCCTTCCGCACCCACTGGACGACCGTGAACCCCAGCCCCAGGCAGCAGCGGAAGATGGCGTCCCGCTCGCCGTCCGTCGGCCGCGGCGCCGTCCACCCGTCGATCTGGCAGACGCTGCCGCTCACCGATCGCACCACCAGGAACCGGGTGTACGGGCCGCCGACCGGCACGCCCGGCTGGTACACCCGCACCTCCCACACCCCGCCCGTCACCCGCTCCGGGTGGGCGTACACCCGGCGGGGGAAGCGGAGCGCCTGCTCGCGGGTGACCGCCCGCAGCTTGCCCCGCAGGGCGTGCAGGTGGTCGTCCGTCAGCACGTCCTCGACCGACCGCAGCAGGTCGGCGATCACCCCCTCCGGGATGGCCTGGTCGCCGGTCACGGCGTCACCTCCGGCGCCGTCTCCCCCGCCCACCCGGCCGGCGTCGTCACCCGCTGGGGGTGGTCGGGCGGCAGGTGGTGGGCGAGCACCCGCACGTTCGACACCAGCGGCTCGCCGGT